ATATGGGCTACTTGGCGAAGTTGGATTACTATTCAATGAATCCTTCAGGGTGGAACGAACTCAATTTGAAGGTAAATACCACTGGTGCCGACTACACAGATAAGTCAGTCCAAAGAGAATATGAACGAATTGACTTCTACGGTTATCTCGTTCATATCGTCCAAAGGCTGATGAATCCCAAAGCAGGTGGTAAGAGAAAAGGCATTTTAGTATTTACCAAGTTCTTGAAAGAAGCCGAACAGCTTACGTGGTCCATTCCCGGATGCGCTATTGTTTCGGGTGATACTCCCAAATCTACTCGTGAAAGAATCCTTGCTGCGTTCAAATCTGGTGAAATCCCGGTCGTTACCAATGTCGGAGTTCTGACTACTGGTTTTGATTATCCCGAGCTTGATACGGTTGTTATGGCCCGTCCTACGATGTCACTTGCTATGTGGTATCAGATAGTTGGTCGGGCTATTCGTCCACATCCTCAGAAAGAGGTTGGATGGATTGTAGATTTATGTGGAAACATCAAACGCTTCGGTGAAGTATCTGATTTAAGGCTTGTTGATGGAAGCAATGGCAAATGGGCCGTTTACTCCAAAGGTAGACAACTAACTAATGTGAGATTCTAATATGAAAAGTATAAAAGAAGTAATTAAGGACATTGAGCATATTCCAAAGTGTCCCCAAAGTGGAGAATATATCTGTATTACCTAATAAAATGTTTGTATGGCACGAATAAGAACAATCAAACCTGAATTTTGGGAAGATACAAAAATAGGGCGTATAACAAGGGATGCAAGACTAATTTTAATATTTCTATGGTATTCATCTGATAATGACAACAAGTCTAACTACACATTAGATTTTGTAAAAAAGGGAGCTAATTTGCACAGGTACGGAAAAATTATTCATGAGAAAGTCATACAAGAATTATCAGATAATGGATTAGTCGAAATATTAGATAGCAAATATCTAAAGTTAATACCAAGAAATATTCTAGGTATAAGGCGTTCAGATAGATTCGATGTACAAGACTGGGGAGAGTGGAAGAAAATTAGTGAGATTGTCTTTAAAAGGGATAATTATACTTGTTTCTATTGCGGACGGTCTGATTGTAAAATGGAGATAGACCATTTGTTGCCTGTATCAAGAGGCGGAAGTGATAATATTTCTAATTTGGTTACTTCATGCAGAAGATGCAATGCGCAGAAGCATGATAAAACTTTAGACGAATTTTTGGAATGGAGGAAATGCAATGAGAGATAGTTTTATTTTTTATAGAAGTTTCTATGAAGCAATAAAGGATCTGCCGAGAGATATTCAGGGTGAGATTTACACGGCTATAATGGAGTATAGCCTATATGGTAATGAAACTGAGAATCTAAAGCCGGTCGCTCGTAGTATCTTCACTTTGATAAAACCTCAAATTGATGTCAATAACAAACGTTTTGACAATGGATGTAAGGGTGGAAGACCAAAAAACGATAACCAAGAAGAAACCAAGCCAAAACCAAACGATAACCAAGAAGAAACCAAGCCAAAACCAAACGATAACCAAGAAGAAACCAAGCCAAAACCTAATTATAATGATAATAAGAATAAGAATGTAAATGAATATATCCCCCCTATAATCCCCCAAGGGGATGTAGCACATTCAGACGAGCATCATGAAACGATAGATTATAATGCTCTTATGAATACATTCAATAGGATGTTTGAAAACAAACTCCCTAGAATATCATCTATGACGGATAAGAGGAAGAAATCTGTAAAAGCAAGGGCTTCCGAACATGGGAAAACATCAATAATGGATGTTTTCAACAACGTGGCCCAGTCTGCATTTCTTCTAGGACGCAATAACCAAAATTGGAGATGTGATTTTGATTGGATATTTAAACCGACAAATTTCATAAAAATATTGGAAGGAAACTATAATGGGACAAGACTTAGTAAAAATCAACAGGATAGCGAGCAGCGAAAACGTGATTCAGTTCTTGCAGTCGCTACAACCGTTAGAGAAGCTGCCGCAAAAAAGAGAAAGGAACTTGAAGCAGAGGGCGTTATTGAATAAATATCCCGATCCTGCACAATTCATTCTTGATTACAACCCTGATTTGCAGTTCAAACTTGTCAGATGTAATGCAACTCATTCAGAACTGGCATCGAATGACAGTATTCCAAGCTTAGGGTTATTGTCTTCCACTTACGGAGATGAAACCCCGATAGAATGGCTAAAGATACAGTTTGGTTCACTGAACGACTTTGCGGAGGTATCGACTAAGATAGCAAAAGAACAACTCTCTGAACTATCGGAGATATTTCTTTCGGAGTATTACTACATCAATACAGCTGAGATTTGCTTTTTTATTGCACGATTCAAGGCTGGCAAGTATGGAAGATTTTACGGAGCAATAGACCCCATGAAAATAACAAGTGCGATGTTAGACTACATATCCGAACGAAGAAAGGATATTGAGCGTAAAGAAAGGGAAGAATACAGAATGCAGCGTGAGAAAGAGATAGAAGAACGTGGGAATAACAGGATCTCTTATGCTGAATATCAAGAGTTGAAACTCCGGGCGGAATCCGGAGATGAAGAAGCCAGAAAAATGCTAATGTCATCATGAAAGTAACTATCTACTGGGAGAACAAGTCTACTCCTGTTATCCGTAAGAGAATCCGTGATCGATTTGGCATTCCTCATTATATGTCTGTAAATGGTGAGACTCAGGCAGAAATAAGCGAAGAGGATATGCCGGATCTGATGGAGTTGGTTAAACGAGGCTTTATAAGCTTAAGAAATAAATAATATGTTAGTAGGAACAACAAATCTTAATACGACGCTCAACCTAACCTACGTGTTGACTGACGTCGTGGAAACGCTTCTATACGATTTGAGAAGTGAAATGGGAAAACAAGGCTATGAATTGCGTCATGATGCAAAACGCAACTTCAACACAGCAATAGCCGCGATCCGGAAATTGAAACAGGACGTTGACAAGACGCAATTATCCACACAGGAAAACTTCGGAAATGACTCCGATTGTCTTCTTGCCTTCATTAAATTGTTAATAGATCGCTGCGGTGATGATGACAAGAAAATGTTTGAGTTTTATAATTATATCAAGCGGTATCCGTCGCAACTCGGATTGGAACTATCGGATGAAAAGTGTGTGTTTGCACATGTTTTTGAGAATAAATAACCATCATAACGATATTGAAATGAATAAAAGAGTATTAGTGGCCTGTGAATATAGTGGTACAGTTCGTGATGCTTTCTCCACCCTCGGTTGGGATGCTTGGAGCTGTGACCTATTACCTACGGAGTCCGAAAAAACTAAAAGCGAAGGAAAACACATAATGGCCGATGTGAGATTATTAATTCCAGGCAATTGGGATTTAATGATATGCCATCCTCCATGTACGTATTTAACGGTAGCCGGTAATAGACATATCCCAGGGAATCCTGAGAGGTGGAAAAAGCAATACGAGGCAATGATGTTTGCGTGGGATTTGTTTAATGCTGATATACCACATATAGCGATGGAAAATCCAGTAGGGGTTTTGTCCACGTATATCAGAAAACCAGATCAGATCATACAGCCTTATGAATACGGACATCCAGAAAGTAAAAAAACGTGTTTATGGCTAAAAGAACTCCCAGAATTACAACCTACCCATATATTATCTCTACCTAAATGTGGTCATTGGAATAATCAAACTGCTGATGGGCAAAATAAGGTAATGTATAACGGAAAATGGCTTGCATTTAACGATCCGATGACTGCACATTTAAGAAGTAAAACTTATGAGGGTATTGCTTTGGCGATGGCAGAGCAATGGACGAAATATATTAATCAATTAGCGTAGAACTAGAAAGAAAGGAATAAAATATGCTACCAATAAAATTTAAAATGTGGGACACTGAACGGAAGGAGATGTTCACATCCCCACAATCTGTTGAGAGAGGAATGCGCAATTTATTAGGCATACCGGGCAAATCAGGTTTTTCTTCTGTTGATGTGCGCCCGCAATTGCAGAAATATATTCCGTTAATGTGTACGGGGATGCCGGATAAAAACGGTGTATTGCTTTGGGAAGGTGATTACGTTGAATTTAAGTTCGATGAAAACGATGAGTTCAATGTTGAAGGAGAAATCGTTTATGAGCCGGAGAACGCTTGTTTCTCGGTCAAATTTGAATCATTTGGTGAGTTTGTCCTTATGCCGTTGCTCGGATTAACACCAACGATATGGGCGACCGGTAATAATGCATACGAGCATGGTAAATAACCCTCAAAACAATAAAGTAATGAGTGAAACAAAAATCATATTAGATGCCTGTTGTGGCAGCCGAATGTTTTGGTTCAATAAAGAAAACCCTTTGGTCCTGTTTGCTGATATTAGAGATGAAGAACATACTCTCTGTGATGGGCGGAGCCTGAAAGTTCATCCAGACATTGTATCTGACTTTACCGATATGCCATTCTTGGATGAATCATTTAAATTGGTTGTATTTGATCCACCGCACCTTTTAAAGGCTGGTAAGAATAGTTGGTTGGCCCAAAAGTACGGCAAACTTCCGGAAGATTGGCAAAGGCTAATCAAGAAAGGATTCGATGAATGTTTTCGTGTTTTGGAAGACTACGGAGTTCTTGTTTTCAAGTGGAACGAGGATCAGATAACAGTCAGAGAAGTATTGAAGGCTATTGAACGACAACCGTTATTCGGTCATACGACTGGGAGACATGGCAAAACCATGTGGATGTGCTTTATGAAATTACCAATTAACGTATAACAGAATAGAAAGGAGCTAAATCATGGCAAAGACAACAATATTCAAGACTCTTATTACAGGTGATATATTCCGATTTTCGGATGAAGAAACTGTTTATCTTGTATGCTACAACAAGAATTTCATTATAGGAAATAATGTGATTGAAGAGGTTGAAAGACCAAATATTAGGCAAAATATCACTCCATTTATGATGGATAGAGAAGTTGTAAAATTCCTTGATGATGAAGTTACCCATGTTTAACGTAAAACTAAATAGATATGAAGAAAATTAAAAATTTGACTGTCAAGATGACTTATAGAGTTGGACTTGGCAATGTAGAAGTTCCGGATGATGTTTATGATTCTTTGGCAAAATGCTACGATTGGGGTGGAGATGTCCCAATGCCTAACGAGAGTGACGAAGACTCTGCGGAAGCATCTGAATGGCTTTCTGATAATATCCAAGAAGCGGATGCAATGGATTGGGAATATGAGATAGAAGACTTTGAAGGTTATTCTTCAATACAATAAAGAGATGAACGAAAAACCAATAAAGAAGTGAATTATGGAAGAGATAGATTTGAATGATACTGTTACTGTGGAACTGACTGAATGGGGAGCAATATATCTTAATGCGCTGAATACGTATAAGAGTGAAATTGCTATAGGAAAACCGGTTTATAAAACTGACTATAAAGAAGGTGATATTTATAGAAACCAACTTTATCAGTTGCTAATGGATTTTAAAGACGGGATTAAGTTTGAGAGACCGAAACCTTTTAATAAGTTGAAGAAAAATTAAAAGAAGATCGTAAAAACATAGTAACATGAAACAGACAGTAGAAAAAGCAGCAAATGACTATCTCAACAGAATATTAGAGTCAACTGATTTTGAGATAAATTTTGAAGAAGACAATTACGATTCTGGTTCTCGTGATGCAATATTGGATGTTACCGAGAGGGCTTTTGTTTCCGGTGCAGAATGGCAGGCAAAGCAATCCCTTTGGATAAGCGTTAAGGAACGGTTGCCGGAAGAGGATGGGTATTACTTTGTTACTGACGGTGATGTCGTTGAGAAAGTTTATTTCTTTAAAAGATGGAATAAGTTTGTATCAACTAGGGATTATCCTCATCTATTTTACGATGAAGGCGTAATAAAAGCCTGGTTACCTATTCCGTCTTTTGATGAGATACTCGAAGCCAACAGAGATGTACTGGAACGAATTAAAGAGAAAGGAGATTAAATATGAAAGCAAGAGTAAAATCAACAGGGGTTCTAATAGATGTAATTCCGAAAATAAATACCAATGCGTTACATAGTGGAGATAACCTATATGTATGTGATAATATGGTATTCAGAGAGTGTGAACTTGACTTTTTAAATATTGGAAATTCAGCTATTGATTGGGAACAGAGGCGCTACGAATTGGCGAAAGCTGCTATGCAAGGGATTTTAAGTGACAATACAGAAGTTGGTTACGCTTGTTCGGAAGCAGATTACAAGAAAGGAGAGAAACATACAATACCTATAAGCATTGCTCGGTTTGCAATTGCTTGTGCTGATGCTTTAATTAATGAATTAATGAATAAAAATGATAGAAGTATTAAGGAATAAAACTCCTGTCGCTCGTAAAGAGCATAGATGTGAATTTTGTGGTGAGGTGATACACGTTGGAGAAAAGTATAACAGGCAGTCCAATGTTTATGATGGTCGTATTTATGATTGGGTAAGTCATTGTGTATGCTCCAAGTTAGCCTATGAACTTGACATGTTTGATGATTGTGATGAAGGTCTTGACGGTGATGGGTTTGTTGACAGATTGAATCAGTATGTTTATGACAATCATTATGATGATAAAATAGATGATATTTCGAAAGATTGGCAATTACCACGCTACGAACTTGTAAAGAAAGTATTAGATGAATTAAAAAAGGAGGAATAACCATGACAGAAGAATTTGTAACGCTTGAAACAGCAAAGTTGCTGAAAAAAAAGGTTTTATTGGAGATTGTATGGCTTTTTATACAAAAGATGGTTTATTTAGGTGCAATTCTTATATAAATACAAATGTACTAAAATGTCCAGCTCCAACACAATCATTAGCCCAAAAATGGCTACGTGAAACAAAGAACCTGTATATTTCTATCATTAGAAACGCTTGCGGTTATAGCTATGATATATGCAAGGCTAACAATGGCACTCATATAACCGATGGGATATTTAAAGGTTATAATGATGGTGGTCAGTGGGACACCTACGAAGAAGCACTTGAAGCAGGAATACAGGAAGCATTAAAACTTATGTGATTATGGAAAATATTAATTTGAATAAATGGCGCGACCGTGCTTATAAGACAGCCTGTGAGCACGGTTTCCATGATAAGGAATTAAGTAATGAACATTGCTTAATGTTAGTGATCACAGAGCTTTCCGAAGCTGTAGAAGCTGACAGGAAAGGAAGATTAGGGAATAGATGTAAGTCACGTTTTGAAATGGAATACAATCGTTATCCTGCATTAGTAGAGGAAGAAAAACGATTTAAGTGCTCGTTTGAAAATAATGTAAAAGATTCACTTCACGATGAACTTGCCGATGCTGCTATACGACTGTTAGATCTATGCGGGCTACGTAACATTGAGTTAGAAAACGATTGTCTGGATGATGAAGTGCTTGAAGAATATTCGCATATATTCATTGGCAAAACATTCACAGAGTCCATTTTCAATATTACTAAAAATCTTATTAATGGAGATATATCCTACTCTCTAATTAAGATTTTCGGGCTTGCTAAGCATCTTGATATTGATTTGCTCTGGCATATTGAACAGAAACAAAGATATAATGAATTAAGACCTATGTTGAACGGGGAAAAATATTAATCATGAACAGAGAAATAATATTCAGAGGGAAAAGCACAAATAATGGTAAATGGGTGTATGCAGAATTACATGGGTTTGGCATGGACTTATTTAATGAGTGTGTACAGGAGAATACTGTTGGGCAGTTCACCGGCTTGCATGACAAGAACGGAAAAAAAATATATGAAGGTGACATTGTTGAACAAATAGTTACAAATGGATACAACTATGGGTTTATAGGTGAAGTAAGTTTTGATAACGGAGTTTTTGGTATAAAACATAAGACTTATAAAGGTTACATTGTATCCAGTTTTGTATATTCTTCGGATTGGAATGATGGTCATGCGCACGGAACTGTTTTATATGAATATGAACTAAAAGGAAATATCTACGATAATCCAGAGTTAATCAAGGAGGAATTATGAAAAAGATACTTTTTAATGATAAATATGAACTTACACAGGCTGTTCTTGACGGTCGGAAGACGATGACGAGAAGGGCAATAACTTGTCCGAGAACCTTTAGAAGTAAATGGGTTGCAGGATTCAATGTGCATATCCAGCAATCTGACAGAAAAATAGTTGATTATCCTTGTATGTACGATGCAGACGAAAGGGAATTTGATGGGGGCCAAATACTTCCAAAATACAAAGTAGGCGAAGTGGTTGCTATTGCGCAATGCTATATGGATATTGACCAGTTTCACCGAAATATTAAAAATGCAGCTTATTTAGAACTGTTACCTGGACTGAAATTATATCCAGGATGGGGTAATAAAATGTTTGTTAGATCCGATCTGATGCTACATCATATCCGTATTACCAACATTAAGGTAGAACGGTTGCAAGACATTTCCGATGAAGATTGTTTGAAAGAGGGTGTCGTGCAAAAGTTTGATGCGGATGGGACACCGAGATACTATGTTTCTTGGTGTAAACATACATGGGCATATGCTGCTGACAGCGCAAAAGACGCATATCATTTCCTCATAGACAAAGTATCCGGTAAAGGTATATGGGAGTCTAATCCCTACGTATGGGTATATGAGTTTGAATTGGTTGATTAATTATGTAACTGAAAGGAGGACTAACTATGGGATTTACAACACCATGTTTTATTAGAAAAAATACGGAGGAACTTCGTAAGAGGTTAGAAGAATTAGGATATAGTCTTTGTCCTTGTAGAGGTCTTGGCCGGAAGTGTTTGGCGATATCTGCCTTTCATGGACAATATATGTCTATCAGTGAAGAGCTATATGATAGCACAAATCCACATGTAACTTATAATTGTGCGAACAGAAAAGATTGTGGAACCAATGAGGAACTTTTCCTGGCTATAGCTGCATTAAGGGATGATAGTAACTACATGCAGTGGTTTATAACAGATTCCCCTCTTAGCGTTTCTTATGACGATTCTATTGGTAACGATCATTATTTCACAGAACCCAAAGGCAGTATGTTCTTTTGGGATGAAAATTGGAATCATGCCACTATTATTTCAGGAAGTTATCACAAGGCTACAGTAGAAGAACTTATTAATCATTTTAAATAAAAGGAAGAAAAATGAATAGAGATCATAATAAATCCCTTTGCATGAAAAGGCTATTGAAATTGCAACATTTTAATAAACTCATAATAAGTGAAGTTGCAGACCTGGGTTATTGTAACGGATATAATACTGTTCTTGATGCAGCTGAAAAGGTTTTGAGTGAGGAGGATTATTTCAAGATTGTGAAGCAATTAGAAAAGGAGGAATAACGATGAAAGGAAAGATATATAAAATAACTATATGCCAGATATCGTTTATGATAGGATGGTTCCCACATGCGGATAAATGGTACCACAAACTACAGATTATCTATTAATCAAGTTTTTATATTAGGAGAAAAATAATTATATTTGTAATGTGTATTATGTTATACATAACTCAGACTAACGAAAAGACATGAAGCTAAGACCTAAACAAGAAAAATTCTGTAATCTTTATATTGAGACCAGTAATGCTTCTGAAGCATATAGAAAGGTATATTCGTGCAAAGGCTCCAGTGATAAAACTGTATGGGAGGCAGCATCTAAGTTGGTTTCAAAGCTGTCTCCCAGAATACAGGAGCTCCAAAGTGAATTAAGAAAGAAGTCAAATATTACTAAGGATCGCGTACTTGAGGAATTGCGGTGTATTGCATTTGCTGATATCCGTGATTTCCTGAGTATAAGAAATGGTATGGTGATATTTAAAGATTCATCCGAATGGACTGAAGAAATGGCGCGTGCAGTAGAAAGTGTTAAAGTTACCAAGGAGGGGATTGAATTAAAGTTGAATGGTAAGAGTTGGAGCATATCTCGTATTTGCAAGATGCTGGGATATGATGAACCGACAGAAGTTAATATAAAACAAATGTTGCTTGATATTGATACGGGGACGGGGGATTAATGGAAAAGGTATCTATTAGTTATAGAAAGTTTAATCCAAATTTTCATCATCTTAGGGAAGCTATGAAAGATGATGATATAAGGTTTATCTTCCTCTATGGAGGTTCTTCATCGGCAAAGTCTTTTTCTGTAGCTCAGGCTATGTTGATAGAATGTCTTTCAGGGGGTAATAATACGCTTGTATTTAGAAAAGTAGGTTCTTCTATTGCTGATAGTATTTATAAGACTTTTCAGGAGGCGGTAAGGTCCCTTGGAGTATATAGACTATTCTCGTTTAGAGAGAATAAGATTATTTGTTTTAACGGGTCCTACATAACATTTAAGGGATTGGATGATTCTGAGAAAATAAAAGGATTGGAGAGTTATAAATATGTTGTCTGTGAAGAATTGTCAGAGTTTAAAGAAGAAGATTTCAAACAGATAAAGAAGCGTCTTAGAGGCCGGAAAGGACAGAAAATCATTTCAATGTTTAATCCAATTGAGGAAGAGTGTTGGATTAAAAAAAATATATTTGATAAAGAGCAGTTAAAAGAAGAGTCAAATGACTTGTATGGTATATTGAGAGACAATGAAACAAAGAAGATTCTTCCTAAAGAATTCTCAATGATTGCTAGAAAATGGAAAAATACAGAAAGGCTTTTGAGAAATCCTAGAACGGGAATTGAGGAAGTTCATGCTCCGGATACAGTTATAATGCAATCAACTTACCTCAATAATTTTTGGGTAGTTGGCAGTCCGGATGGAAAATATGGATTTTATGACCGGCAGGCGGTTGCTGACTTTGATAAGGACAGGACAAGAGATTATAATTACTATCGTATATATGCGCTTGGGGAATGGGGTAAAATAAAGACAGGTGGAGAGTTTTTGCACGCATTTGATTCAGGTAAGCATAAGAAGATTTGTCCTGTAACAAAAGGAATTCCTTTGCATATCTCTGTTGATAATAACGTTCTCCCATATATCAGCGTATCAATATGGCAAAATGAAGAATTGGAATTAAGGCAAGTTCATGAAATCTGTGCTGAGGATCCGTTTAATACGGTAACTAAAGCAGCTGAGTTGACACGTACATGGCTGGAGGGTATCGGATATGAAGATGTGGTATATTTGCATGGAGATGCAAGTACCAGAAGAGGAAATACCATCGATGATGAAAAGAGATCTTTTCTGGATAAATTTATAGATGTGTTGGAGGAAACTTTTCGGGTGGTTGATATGGTTCCTAAAAAGAACCCTCCTGTTGCTATGTCGGGAGAGTTTGTGAATGCTTTATTGGAAGGTTTTCAGGGAATATCTGTGTCTATTGATGAATCATGTAAGAAGTCTATACAAGATTACGAGAATGTAAAGAAAGACACTAATGGAGGAATATTAAAAGCTCGGATTAAGGACAAGATAACAAAACAGAGTTACGAGGAGTTTGGGCATTTAACAGACTGTTTCCGTTATGTGTGTACAGATATATTCCGGGAACAGTTTTTATCATATTCAATGGCTAGGAAGAGAAATACACATAAGAAAGAAAATATGAAGTATTATAATGTAGGAATAGCAATAGAAGGAGATTCTATAGTCTATATCATGCCAGATTGCAATGGTAAGTTTATAATGATACATGCAGTCTATGGAACTGAGGTGTTTATCGACGGAGTTTTATTTAGAGATGGATTTGATGCCGGATTAATGGAAGAGAAACTCAAAGAATGGGCACCTGTCAGTACTGTTTTTGAAAGTCATAAATCATATTTCCAATTTGCAAGAGATGTTCGGGAATGGATGGATAATGTGCGGGCTACCAGCTTATATGCGAATATGGACCAAAGAATATCTGCAAATGAAGAATTTATAAAAGAGAGATTTAAATTTAGAAGTGATTATGATGATTATCCTGAATATCTTTCTTTTATGAATTCAGTGATGGATTATAATGGTAAAGAGAACTATGAAGGGATTAATTGCCTGAGTGCTTTGGCTTCGGTAGTTGCAAGAACAATTAGGAATAATCAGTAATTGTTTGATCTGCCGGTTCTCTCTTTACTCTCAGGAAACGTATAAATAGGATATATCCCTTTACACGCTTTCTGAGCCGGTTCACGTAAGAAGTTCCGGCCCCTTATGAACCTTCCTCTTATTAGTTCTGTTCTATATGATAATAGATGTGATTTAGCTGATAATCATGTTGATATTAGTTAAAAACATAGCTTTGGTGGTAAAAATAGTGATGATTTAGCGTGAGATACTGACTGATTGCTTATATTTGCAACATAATAACACTACAATGTAGCGTAATTATATTTATAGATTATGAAAGCTTCTACCTATACACAAAAAACATTGGTAATAGAGAATCCTTCCAAAGGACTATTAGACTTTGTAAATAAGATGAGAGATAGGAAATTATCTCAGCAGGAAAAATTACGCAATAAAAAGGACTGCACTATAAAAATTAATGCATAAATTTATTAGATGGATATTTCCGTTTTTGTGAGTTTAAAATTAGATGATAAACATGAATGAATTATACGAAAAATCTGATTTAAATATAGATGCAGCTGAAAAATTGTATAATCATTGCCTTTATGATTCAGTATGTCATCCTGCATATTATTCATGTTTACAATTAATGAGTCATAAATTAATTAAAAAAGGAATGTCTCTGTCAGATCAAGCCAGTTTATGTAGTACTAAGTATTTTGGGCATTCACATAAATGTTTAATAGAAGAAACATGTAAACGTCTGAAATTTGACAAGTGTAGGGATGAACAAGATTATCGTAATGGAGTTAAGCAATTAAAGGAAAAAAGAGAGTCTTCCGATTATAAAGAGGAAAGGATTTCGAGGGAAGCAAGTGAAGCTTGTATTAAATTGGCGAAGGAAATAAGACAAAAATTAAATTCAATATAATTATGGATGAAAGAATACAAAAAATCAAGTCATTTTTGAACAAAATGAATGAAAAGTTTCCCATTTTAAAATTTAAATGTGGTTATGCTTTTTCAAACCATCATACTTATATTGTTGAAGTTGAACCATTGTCAGAATTTAGAGACAATGAAGAATATGCCTACCATGAACTGGTTTTCTGTAAAGAATTTGAGTGCTTGCACAATGATTATGATATAATTTTTGTATCAGATGATGGGTTGTGTAAAGTTGACCAAATACTTTTAGAGGTAGGATATGATAATCCTGTACGATATGAAACTAACAATGAAGAAGTATTTTATATACGTTTGGATTGTTGGTTACAAGGGGAAAATTACGCTTTAGCAGCATAAAATATGAAAGAAGTTGAAGTTTATAAATCAGATTTTAGATTAGATAATTATCTAATAAAAGAGTCTTCATTAAAAATAAAAGGTGGAATTGAAAAAGATAATACCTTATCCATTGACATAAATCCTAGTGGAATAAAGAGGAAAGATAAGTTTACTTTGACGCTAGAATTGGAAGTTAAGGATGAGAAAGAACTTTTTTACGCTAAGTTAATAATAGATGCTTATTTTCTATTTAGAGAGAGTATTCCTATGGAAAGATTAGGAGCATTTTTTACGATGAATGCTCCTGCAATTATATTTCCTTATATACGAGGGTATATTTCAATGCTAACATCCTTATCCGGATGTGGTACCGTATTACTTCCAACTTTAAACTTGACTAGTATGGGGGAAAAACTTGCCCAAAATATAAAAGAGGTAAAAGAATAAATGGAAGAGAAGTATAGGCTTTCAAACATAACAGAACTGATCAACTGGGGAAAGCAATTGCTTGTTTCTGGGAAATATCCGAATGAACTCCAATTGGATAAAGCCTCCAAGATAGTAGACTGCAAATACTATATTGAGTCTATGACAATGATGATCGGGGCCCAGTGGGAAAACCCTACATACTATCCGTGCATTGATCAGTTTTACAGGTTTAGGGAGGTAATAGAAAAAATGGATAAGGCAGCCGAGTAAGCTGCCTTTTTGTTCTATTTTTCATGTGGTAAAATTATAACTTCCGTGATTTTTCTGACTAAGTGCCAAAATTTGGTTCTATTTTTAAGATTCTATAAATAAAGGGAGAGTCTGTTTTGCTCTCCCTTCATCATATCTACCGTCCTTTTTTCTCTATTTTCATGAACACATTGCGTCTACTTTTTGCTTCAGCTTGCTTTGTCCGTTCATTGAGGATCAATTTGAGTTCATTGAGTTCCTTGTGCATTCTAAGGATATCGTCGGTAAGTGATACGACACGGCTCAGCAATACCATGTCCATATTGGTATATTTTGAAGTTTCCATATAGCTTTTTATTTAGAATTTCATTTAGATTAATTTCGTTTCCTTCATTGAGATCCCGGGAGCCGTATTGCTCCCGGGGTGTTCATCCCCTAACAGAGATGTTCGCCTGATTGGTAGTCGAAGCATTATATATAATCAATCGTTGTAGAAGAATGATTCTCCTTTCTTCCGTGTAAGCCTGTAACCTGTGTACAGACAAACCAATATTAATATAATCTCTATCATAATTCTAAGGTGTTAGAGGTCTGCTCACCTTATAAACAAGGTGAGTAAAACAGAAATAATATGTGGTTAATTATTATGCAGCGGGTTCGAATTCTCCTTTAATCTGCTTAATTGCTTTCTTGACGTTCCATCCACATTCGTTCAAGGCATGGATGAAACGTAGCCCCTTAGTGGTCCATACTGTGTAAACGCTCGTTCCTATAGATCCGTCGTTACGGGTATATGTTTGCGTCCTTGTAGCATGAAGCCCCCAAGTAGAGAAAGGAGAATATAGTAACCATTGCCCGGACTGTTTGTAAAGGATACCAATTTCTTTCATTTTCCTGTGAAGCTTCTCCGCATCCATTCCGATTTGCTTAGCCACCTGTGTGGAGGTAAGCGTGTTGACCGATTGCAAATGGTTATCGTAGTAGTTAACTTTCGGGGCTGCTTGCTTGATTTCCTTCTCTTGTAATTCGATAGTGATTTGCTTTTGTTGGACTTCTAAAGCCAAACGTTCTTTCTCTTCTTCCGATTGAAGTACCATTAAAGCAAGTTCTTTGCGGGATAATTCATGCTTTGCGACTTTGTGGAACACTTGGCGATAAACCTCAAATACTGGTCTTACTTTGCGAACGATGAAGAACTCCATGCAAGAAACGGTAAGCTTGTACTCATTTGTCGGTCTGCCACCTTTAGGGTTTTCCCCATTTTTGAGGAAAACTTGATAATCAACACCTTCAATAAACTGGCTACTATCTACCAATTCTCTAACAGCATGATCTTTTCTTGGATAAACCAACATCCAAACTTCATCAAGATTGATTGGAAACTCGTTATCTGATTTAGACAATTCGAGAATTGCGTTGAAATAACGCTTGATTTCGCTTTCGCTGCTCTCTTTGGATAAGATTAAATTATTTTCCATGACTGTAAGCATTTAAGTCATTATAGGCAACGGAAAAGCGGTTGCCATATACGCTGCTTACAGTCCAACATACTTTGCTCCGGAGAACAAAACAATAATGACTACGTATAGACAACCGCCTAATATCCTTAAATATTGAGCATAAAAAATGCCCAATAACCATTGAGCAATTAACCGCTGCTCTGCGAAGCAATAAAGTTTGCCGAACTGTAAGCACTGCAAAGATACAACAATTCCGTAAATTACCAAACGAAAATCTATTTTTCGGGGCTGCTTGCTTAATTTCCTCTGTCTGAATCTTGATGGTAGCTTGTTGCTGCTCGGTTTGGGCTTCGAGCTGTTTTAGGCGTTCCTCTCTTTTGGAAAGAGTGGCTTGTGCGATAGTTAGGGCACGTGCCATGATTTCCTCCGGAGTGTCATCTTGGTGGGTGGCAATGTAGCCGCCGGTAGTTCGTACTTCGTGAAGGATTTGTTTTACTCCCTTTTTGAATTGTTTGGCGATCGGTTTACGGGATTGCATGAGGACTTCATATAAACCGTCCTCGGTTAAGAACCAAACTTGCTGATTTCCACCGAGGGTGTCAACAATGTTGGCAACCTTTTCTTCTTCATCTACTGATTGTAACATCATAGTAGTGTTATAACTACCATTACTTCGCTTTGCATAGTCTATACACTCTGCTACATCTTTGGCAAGGAATAACGGATTTTCGGCTGTTCCGTAAACGGTGAATTGGCGTCCAAGCAATTCTGTTTGTTTTAGGACTTGAATCGAGTTTGTTGACATAACAAAAAAAGCGCACGTTCACGGCTGTCAACAAACTCATAGGAATTTAGTTTGGGGACATTTCTGTTACCCCACCGTTCGTGCGCAATATCTTAAATAATACTACTACAATATGTTTTGGCAAAAAAATAACTCCCAATGGAAGCCATAGGAGTTTGCCGCTCCTATAAGTTGTTGACATTGCAAATATAGATATTTTAGTTGAATACAAAAAATAATTATGGTAAAATTTGGTCAGTATGTATCTATTTAATTATTTTGCACAATATTTTTTAATATTAAAATGTTATATTCATGAAACGAACTATTTTATTGTTACTATCTATTGTTTCTGTTCTGTCATTATCTTCTTGCGGTGATGATGACAAACCTGTTGTACAATCTATCGAAATTTCTAAAAGTGAAGCTTCAGTAAAGATTGGTGAGAAAATAACTCTTACTGTCAGCCATTCGCCAGCAGATTTACCCGCTCCCGAATATGAATGGAATTCTTCTGATGAAACAATTGCAACTGTTGAAAATGGAGTTGTTTATGGCAAAGCCGTTGGAGAAGCAACTATATCAGTATCTTCCTTTAATTTAGGGTTAAAAGATATATGTAAGATTACTGTAACTCCAATTGAGGCAACGGGTATCAAACTATCTGAGAATGAAAAGACGATGACTACTGGTGAATCATTCCGTTTGGAGTATACGATAGAACCTGAAAATACTACCAACAAAGAAGTGGAATGGGAGTCTTCGGATAAAACTATAGCAACGGTTAATGCAGATGGCGAGGTTACAGCCGTTTCCGATGGTGAATGTACTATTACAGTCAAAGTCAAAGGAAGTGATACCTCCGCCAAATGTGTTGTTAAAGTGAATCCTATTAAGGTTACAGGAGTTACATTGAATGAAACAACTAAATCTATTGAAGCCGGCGAGTCATTTACTCTGACAGCTACTGTATCTCCTGAAAATGCAAAGGACAAAAGTATTAAATGGTCTTCCAGCGATCCTAATATTGCAAAGGTAGAAGACGGATTGGTGACTGCATTGGCAAAAGGTACATGTAACATAATTGCCACTACTAATGATGGGAATTTTAAAGCGCAGTGTACTGTGAATGTTTTGCCTTCTTCAGTAAAAGGAGTCCAGTTTACAGAATCTTCAGTTAAGATTCTGAATGGAGAAAGCTATACATTGGCATATTCTATTTTACCTGAAAATGCGGAGAATAAAAATGTAAAATTTAGTAGTTCTGCACCTAATGTTGTTTCTGTAGATAATAGCGGGAAAGTTACAGCATTACAAAAAGGCACATCTACAATTACAATAACGACAGAAGATGGCGGTCATACCGCTACTTGCGAAGTGACATCTGCTGAAATTACAGACTTTATTAATTTAAATATTTCTGGGGGATCAGGAGCAGGACTTGTTATTATTAATGGTTATATAACTGGTTCTTTGTATTGCCATATTACGAATACAAGCTCTAAAGAAATATCTCTTACTAAGTTTGAGGTAAAAGATGGATCAACCGGAAGCATCGTATTATACACTGACGAAGCCTCTAAACTGGGCTCTCTTAAGGCGGGACAATCAACAAATCTTGGTGGTCAGATGAGATATGTTTATCTTCCTATATTCTCTTGGACCTTTACCTATGAAGGTAAAGAGTATCAAGTATCTGAACAATACAAACGATACTAATCAGATAATTTAATATTTTCAAATTATGAAAAGGATTTTATTCTTATTGTTAACGGTTACATTTTCGGTTTCATTACAAGCTCAAGTTATGAGAACAGAAGAGTTGGAAAAATATGCTAAAGAAAATTATGGTGATAATTGGGTGGAAGCAGCTGAAAATTTGGGATCAACTCTCGCCTTAGATAAAAATCAGTCTTTAACCTATACTCAAGTCGTAGAGTGTGGTAATAGAACCAAGGATGATTTGTATGTTATATTGAATCACTGGTTTACAGAGTCATTTAATGATGCGAATGCTGTTATAAAATTAAATGATAGAGAGGCTGGCGTTATTATTGGTAAAGGATATGTTCCGGATATTGCTGCGCATTTAGGAGGAATGAGTTCATATAAAGTTAATATTACTCCAATTATAAAAGTAGATATAAAAGATGGTAAGATTCGTATAACTTATACTCTACAATATTATAATATAGAAAAAGTTATAGGAGGGGGAATTATAGCTGCATTTTCAGATGGGACACAGAGACCAGAAAAGAGGATTGAGAAATGGGGGCTTGAGACATGTTTTCCATTTATAGATAAGGATAAGCATAAGGCTAAAAAAACATCATCTAAAGCATTGGTAATGGCGCATGCGTATTCTAATGTTATTATGGATAAAATAGAAGAAGCTGTAAAAAATGGTTTGGCAGGAAATGAAGATGATGCTTGGTAGGGAACTTTTATAGGATCTCTATTTAATTATAATTTCCTAAGAAACACTTTTTATTTGGCTGGGAGCAATCCCGGCCTTTTTTTTATATCTTATCTGTTAACTGATAAAAAAGGCAATGGAACCTAAATTCCATCGCCTTGAATATGCCTCCAAAGAGGTCTCGTGTAAACAAATGCCGAAATTAAAGTTGTACCGCCAGCATTTCTCTCGCTGCCCTGTGTATTGCTTCCTCTATCTTAGCTTTTTGTGCTTCGGAAGCAAACGCTATCCTCTGCTTGTACTGGCGCATCAAAGAGGGATTAATGCCTGCATACTTTGCGAAAGTAGATACGCTTATAAACTTGAAATTATCAAAGAATGAGGCTATATCATACTTATACTCAAACTCTACATTCTTCAGTTCCCCTGGCACTTCATTACCTTGCTCTTTAAGCATGGTAATATAGTCATCAATACATTCATGTAGTGATCGTTTTGCTTCATCAACGCTTTTCCCTTGACCGTTCAAGTTAAAACCGTCAAATTCCGGAACATAGACACTTATTGTCTTGTCGTCCCACATTTCAACAATAGCAACCGTTTTCATATTCCATTTATTTTATAATTCCGGTAAACAAATGTGCGGGTCATTTAAGACCCGCATCTTTCATCATGCTGTTAAGAGTGCCGCCTTTTATTTCTTGCGAACCATGCCTGCCCACTCGGAAGTATTTTCCCGTTTTCGGGCTGTACCATACGTCGTGTTCTTTGCCGTGACTCACGAAATAGCAGCCTATCTTTGCAGCCTTCTTTAAGAACTCTGTTGTTTTCATTTCAAAGAGCATTTGTTTACGGGTACAAATATAACATATTTGTTATAAATATGATAATAATAGAACATGTTTTTAAGCACACTTGGATGGGAAAAGTCTAAAACCTTTTTGTTTTTAGTCAGTATCTCAGTAAGTAACAGTTACATTTAATTTGTTAATAATATTCTTGTTTTTGTTCGTTTACTTACTTAATTATATTATAAACCAATCTGTTAAATGAAATAAAAATCGTAATTTCTATAGATAAAAAAAGAATGATTTAGGTAAATAATCAATAATATTATCTATATTTGCAGTGGAGAGTATCCACGGCATATAAAGGTATATGCTACCGTAAATCATAAAAGAACGAAAATACATAAAAACGGGAGTGGGTACGCCTTTGGGTGTATCCACTCTTTTTGCATATATGGGTAGCTGGTTTTCAAAAAAGGCAATGAATATGACCGATAAGGTTAATGTGGTTGAGAAGAGAGGTAATGATACATTCTATCTTACCAATCTTTTTGATTCGAAAGGTGCCATCTGGAAGACGGACTTTGATATGTCCCAAGCCATGGATAAAGAAAACGCCTTGTTGTATTGTACTCCGTTCGCTACCGTTATAAGGAAGGTGGGAGCCATGTTTGCAAACGGAAGGGTTTACCTGACAGATTCAGAGGGTAACGATGTCACAGATCCGAAGCTGACCGCCTTGTTTAAGAAACCTAATCCGCTTCAAAATTCCATCGCCTTCTTCTCTCAAATAGAGATGGTTCTCCGGACGTATGGATACTGCCCTATATACACCAATCGTATTTTCAAGAAAGGTATTCCTCGGACGATGTGGATCATCCATCCCATGCATTTCCATCTGACCGGTACCGGGAAATCTCTGGAACAGGTAGATTCGGACGGAATAGTCAAAGAGGCGTACGTTGAGTGCGGGACTGAGAAAAAGGTCCTTAACAAGGAGGAGTATTTTATCATTTACGACAGTGATATCCATATCCCTTGCAATGAAGGTGATGAGATAACGTTCGGTACGGCCGTAGACAGTTTGTCTATTCCTGTTTCTAACTGGATGGCTTCTATGCAGGCAAGTAATTCCCTGATAACGAATGGAGGCCCCAAAGGGATCATTTACAATAACGATAACAGTGAGACAGGTAACGCTTCGCTGAATTCAACCGAACAGGAATCACTTCTTGATAGATTCAAGCGGAAGTACGGGTTGATGAAAAGTCAGGTCCAGATTGCTGTCTCCCGTGCTAAATTGGGATGGATTCCTTTGAATTATAATTCTGACCAGTTGAAACTTCATGAAGAGGATAAGAGGTGTACTGAAAAGATCGCTAATGCTATCGGTCTTAACCCGAGCCTTTTTAATGAAAGTAAGTTTGAGAACCAGGAATCGGCTAAACGTGCCGGTTACCAGGACTTGATTATACCTAATGCAGAGATAATAGCTGAGGCTTTTACGGAGAATGTTTGCCCGGAAGGTACAATTATGAAGATTGATTTCTCACACGTAGAATGTTTGCAGGCGGATAAGAGTAAATCATCGGAGGTTCTGCAACGGGTAATGGACTCCATGATTAAGGGGAAACAGGCCGGTCTTATTACCGGAGACGAGGGAAGAAGCGTATTAGCTGAATATATAGATATTGATCCTGAAAAACCTAAGGGAGATTATGGAAACGAAGAATAAATATAAAGGTAGAATCGGGAAGCAGACTAAGTCCTTTTCGTTTGAGACAAAGGATCTGTCAATTAACAGCGGAAGCCGGAAGATCTCGGGGTATGCTGCCATATTTGGTAATATAGACAAGGCCGGAGATATGCTTATAAAAGGATGCTTCTCAAAAAGTATCCAGGACAGGGGACCGGAAAGTGCGGCCAATGACAAGATTATCTTTCTGTGGATGCATGATATGAGTGAACCCATCGGTCGGTTGACGGCTTTGCGTGAGGATGAAAGGGGATTGTATTTTGAAGCCGTAATTGATGATGTAGAACGTGGTAACCAGGCTTTGACACAGCTTGAATCCGGAACACTGAACCAATTCTCTATTGGATATAGATACGTGTGGGAGAAATGTGAATGGGATGAAGAAAGAGATTGCCTGATCGTAAAAGAGGTTGTCCTTTATGAAATCTCTGCTGTCTCAATCGGTATGAATGGTGAAACGGAGTATCTCGGGTTAAAGTCTGAGGAGGATTACCAAGACCGATATTGTGAATTGGTATCTGACATCGACGTCTTATGTAAAGGACTTAACGTCATAAAACAACAAGAGTTACAAAGGATCATTGCTAAAGCTATGTCACTTGCTTCTGCAAGGCCGGAAAGCAATCCGCCAGCAAAGGAAGCCGACGTACGTGGTAAGAAGTCCATGTTTAATAAATTAAAACTAAAACAGGATTGCTTATGAAATTAGGATTTTTGGACCTTATTGACACAAAGGGAATGTCTGAGGATGACAAAAAAGTATGGGAGAAGATGGACAGCGCCTTGGCTGATTCTATCGATAAGGAGATAGGAGAGAAGATCAAGTCTTACCTTAACGATGAACTGAAAATTGAGGATCTGCGTACATCTATTACTGAAGCGGTAAAATCGATCAGCGATTTCAAGAAAGAGAATGGCGAAAGTGCGGTTGACAAGAAAACGTTTGATGAAACCATCAACAGTATCGAGGAAAGCCTTATCCGGATCAAGGCCGCTACGGAAAAGGCCGGGAACGGTGAGATTGCTCTTAAGAGCATCGATAAACAGATTGAGGAACAACTGAAGGACTTTATCACGGTTGAGAAAGGTGCCAAGGTAGTTGACTTGAAAGGGGCGTGTAAAGCATCTGCCGGCTATAAGAAGAGTATTAATCTGGTGTTGGACAGCAAATCTGTTTCTACAGTAACCAGTACAGGCATTGCACCGCATTATAACAATACGGTAGATACTACTCTTTCTGTAGATCCGAAAGCTGAAACAGTTATTCGAAGATACGCAAACGTGGCAAGCATCAGTACGCGTTCGTTGACTTATGCTGAGTTCAAGCCGGGAGAAGGTGATGCCAAATGGGTACCTGAAGGTGGCCTGAAACCTAATATGGATGCAACGCTTTCAGAAAAGAGCATTACTGCCGGTAAGGTTGCGTTGACTGTAAAGCTGACAGAGGAAACATTGACTGATTTACCTCAGTTGGTAGCAGAAATCAGAGCGGAAATCATTAACCGTATCGGTATTACAGAAGAGGAAGGTATTATTTCTGGTACCGGAGCGGACGGACAGATTACAGGTGTATTTAAGGATCTTCCTTCATTCTCGCTTACCGGATTCAAAGTAGCTAAGTCCCCTAATATGTATGATGCCATTGTAGCGGCATATACACAGATTCTTTCTACAAGCAAGATGAATTATCGTCCTAATCTTGTTTTGATGAATCCAATCGATTATGCTATGATGCAGCTTGAGAAGGATGCAAACGGACAATACCTGCGGCCGTTCCGTGCTGGTGATGAACTGATCAGAGGACTTGCGGTGGAAACGTCTACTGCTATCGAGCAGGGTAAGTTCCGTATCGGTGACTTCAATTATCTGAATATTCGCGACCTGGTTCAGCTAACTATTACTTTCGGTTGGGAGAACGACGACTTCACGAAGAACCTTGTGACCATGATCGGTGAAAAACGATTGATGGCCTATGTAAAGGCACAGTATAAGACTGCATTTGTGAGTGATTCATTTGCTACAGTAATGGAGGCTATTTCTCCTTCAGTTGGTGGTTAAACATAAAGTTGGATAAATATGGGAAAAGAGTATAACATGGACCTGCATAAGCAGTACGAGGTTGAGTTCATTAAAGACGTGAACTTCTTTAAGAAAGGGGATAAAACGAGTGTGAATATGCCCCTTGCAAGTAAGTTTTTCAAGGACGGAAAGATCCGGGTGCCGAATAACCTGATGCAGGATGCAAAAGAGCTCGGCTGTGAAGAACTGTTCGTTAAACCGGGTGATAATAAATTAAAAGAGTAGCATATGATAATTGACGGTACATACTTTAAGGGGACAACATCTATAGATGGACTGAACGTGGATACGGGGGCTCCTTCAATTACCCGTACTGCAATGAAGGACTATCTTGACAGTTTCATTGATACGTATGAAAAAGAGTATCTGAAATTGGTGTTGGGAAGGGATATGTGCCGTCAATTCATAAACTACCTGAAGGCAGACGGGGAAGATAAGATTGATAAATGGGAAAGGCTAAAGGAATTTCTAACCAGGGATGGGAAAAGTCCTATCGCAAATTATGTGTTCTTTTTCTTTGTGAGAAGGAATAATGTGCATGTAAGCGATGTGGGCACAACCAGTTCTGATGATGAAGACCATGCCGATCCCAATGTGGTACTTATTCCGGCATGGAATGAAATGGTTGAGATGAATCATGATTTGCTTGATTTCTTATGCAAGGATGACAGCTATGACGGTTTTTCATTTGACCGCTCAATGCTGGAAGAGATTAATTCGTTTGGCTTATGATAGTAATAACGGATGTATTCAGGGAAATAGTAGAGCGTGTCTCAAAGGAGTATGGCAAACATATCTCGTATATGTTTGGAGACTGGAGCTACATTTCTGACCAGTTGTTAGTTTGGAGCAAATCAAATGATACTGCGAAGCTAAAATATCCCGCCATATTCCTTTATTCTCCGATCGAAGAGGACAGGACCGGCGAGAAAGGGAAAATGTCATTGGATATACTCCTTGTCGTAAATACATTGCCTTCATATACCAACGAAGAACGTTCGCGTATATCATTCGCCGAATGTCTCAGACCTATTTACGAGATATTGATCAAGGAGATCGGTAAAGAGCCGGCGTTTGATATAGCTTATGTAAAAAGTATCCCGCACATATATGTTGAGAATTACCGGTACGGCAAAGTAGGAGTGACAGGCCCGGACGGAAAGCCATTCAAAGATTATATCGACGGGATAAATATTAAGAATTTGCAGATCACATTAAAAAAAGAGAAGTGTTATGGCGATAGAATTTAGAGAATGTAAGGGGCAGGAAGACTTTAATACCGGAAGATCGAAGTGTATTCTTGATCCCGGAAAGATAAAAGCGGTAATCCTTATTCCACGTGGTTTTAAAATCCCTAACGGACTGACCGCAGATAAGTTAGAAGAGCTGTGTCATGCAGACCGGCCCAACCGTATTTATCCGATAAAGACGGTTGAGGAGTTTGCGCCTACCGGTGGTGAAGCCAATGTAAATGCAACCGGCTATGGTGGCAATAAAATCACCGGCTATTCGGCGTATACAGCGGCGCTTACTTTGGATAATTATGATGCCAGCCTTAAAGCCAATCTTATGATGGCAAAAGGCGTGGAATTTGACGGGGTAATTGTTGATGAAGATAATGTATTGTTCGGAACGAATCGTGATACTACGGGATTGAGTGGTATTCCGCTTTCGGGAGTATATCCGAGCGGCCAGGATTGGGACTCTTCCGGCCAGGAAGCTAATCTGATCGTAAACCTGATGTTTAAGGATTACGAGAAATACATCAAGACGGCAGACATCATGGCCCTGAAGTTTGATGTAGTGGAAGCACTGAAAGGGCTTGTGTTTGTTGACCTGGTGAAAGTGGGAGAGAATAAGTACAAGTTGATTGAGCACTTCGGAGGCCTTAATGTTACGGGGTATTATGCGGACGCTCTTTCCAAGAGTGCCGGAAAATCTTTCGACGGAGGCGTATCAGCAGTATCCTATGCTAATGGTGAGTTGACCGTTACTGCTACAGGCACTCCTTCTTTGAAGAAACCATCGGAGCTCCAGAAGGAAGGCATTATCGGTATTGAGCAGAAAGAGGCGTATGATGCAAGCGTTTAACTTATAAATAGGATATAACATGGTTGTAGAAGGTGTGAACTTCATAGAAAATGAAGTCGTGAAGTGGAAACGAAAGGACTTTATCGATACTCACAAAAAGTTATTTTTCCTGGATAGGGAAGAATTTGAAAGGGAAAAGATGCTGGGTGATATTTACGACCGGATTAAGGGTTTGATTCCGGATAAAGGTAAACTGATTGATTGACAGGGTGAAGGGGATGGATTTTTATTAGTTCATCCCCTTTTAAATTACATGGGATATGGCAACATTAAGCGATGCGGCTGATAATTTTAAACTGTTTGTTGGAGGACTTGAGAAAGTTGTAAAACACACAATTCAGAGTAATGCTGATTTGGTGCAGGACTTTATCCGGCAACAATTGTATTCAGGGGTGAATGGTCGTGGAAAGCCTTTAAGGCCGACATATCTCAATGACCCTTTTTTTAATTCGAAAGATGCCGGCAGATGGTTTCATAATGCTGAAGGATATATGAAGTGGAAGATGGAAAAGACACCTCCGGCTCCTTCTTATCTGTTCTTGCCACCGCGTGACATGAAAACTCCAAACCTCAAAATTCGGGGTGACTACTACTCGTCTATTACTGCTATCCCCATTAATGACGGATTGAGGATAGAATCTGTCGGGGTCTCTTTCGGAGATGACATTGAAAAAAAGTATGGGAGTATTATCTTGGCTGTAGGTCCCGAAGCATTGGGGCATTTTATGGTTCATTTTATGAATCCTGCATTACGGGAATATTATGCAAAATTCGGTATACTGTGAGCTGTTGGTGTGATAATAAAAAAAGGATGCAGGATATAGAGAGAGTCCGAAGTCTTGCACGCATAGCTGCCAAGATGGATCACTCTGTGTATGTGCTTTACGAAAAGAAAGACGGAACCTTTGATTTTCTACCGGAAGGTATTGAATTCTATGGGACGTTTGTTGAATTGGTATTTTATTAGAATAAGAAGTAATAACCATCGTGTGAAGGGGCACGATACAAAATTTTAAATTATGGCGAATGAATTTAAAATAACGGATATTGTTGATAAAAAAGCTTTTGATGAATTAACTAGCCTGATTGCTAAATTTAATGAAACCAAAGAGGCTTATGTGAATCTTACCAAAGATTTGGCAGGAGGTCTCAGAGTAAAACCGGGGGATCTTAAGGAATTAGCGGATAAAACAGAGAAGTATACTAATATAATGAACCAATTAGTTACTACTCAGAATAAACTGTCTGATATACAAGGTAGATACAAGGGTATTTTAAATGATCTAAATAAGAATATGAAAGAATTCTTATCATTATCATCTTTGTCAGGCAAGTTTGATTCTCTTACAAGTGCAATCAATAAGGCTTCAGATGCTTTGAAGACTGCATCGGAAACAATTAAGAATACCTCAGAAGCTCAAAAGGAGAATGCGCAAACGACTCAAAGACAGTCTCAAGCCATGCAATCTGCAAGTTCATCTATTTCATTGACAAGTAGTGCTTATGCAGAGATTCTAAATACCGTGACCTCTTACGATAATAAAGCGAAAGAATTAAATGAAAGACTGTCTATTAATAAAACAAAACTTGATGAAATAAGGAGAGAATTATCAAATCTATCAAAAGAACTATCCAAAGGTACAATAAGTCAGCAAGAATATTTGCGTATAGTCTCTGACCTTACGATTAAAGAACGGGATCTTGTACAACAGAACAAACAATATACTTCTCTTTTAAATGCCCATTCAAAAGCTATGGTTTCTACAGCCGGTAGTTATAATGAAATGAGTGCGGCTGTAGTACAGTTAGAAAATAGATTTAGAAATTTGTCTGAAGCTCAAAGACAAGGAGATCAAGGAGTCGGTTTAATAAAGCAGATTAAGAAACTAAAAGATGAATTAAAGGCCATTGACGCTCAAATGGGTAATTATCAAAGAAATGTAGGTAACTATACATCACATTGGAATGGATTAAACGCATCTGTCCAGCAATTGGCCAGAGAGTTGCCTTCATTAGCAGTAGGATGGAATACTTTCTTTCTTGCTATCTCTAATAACTTGCCTATAATGGCTGATGAAATAAAACGTGCAAGAGATGAGTTTAAGGCTTTGCAAGAATCCGGACAACAGGGAGTTCCTGTATGGAAACAGCTAACTAAATCTATCCTTAATTGGCAAACAGCATTAGTTGTAGGCATTACATTGTTATCTGTGTATGGAAAGGATATAATGGATTGGGTGGCAAGTTTGTTTAAAGCAAAAGATGCGACTAAAGAATTGTTGTCTGCTGAACAAGAAATGGCATTAGGCATTAAAAAAGGGATGAAAGATGTAGCCAATTCTACCGTGAAATTAGATGTTTTATATAAGGCCACACAGGATCACACCAGATCCTTAAAAGATCGAAATGCAGCGGTTGATGAATTGCAAAAGATGTATCCTGCTTACTTTGCAAATTTATCAAACGATGAAATTTTGGCTGGTAAAGCAAAGGGGGCCTATGTACAGTTGAGAGAAGAACTTGTAGCCAATGCTATAGCAAGAGCTCAACTGGATAGGATGACAGATATTGCTGATAAGCGTGAAGAATCTCTGTTAAAAAGAAGGGTGCAGTATAACACGTATCTACAGGCAGAACAAAAGATAATTGAAGCATCTGCTGCTTTGGAGGATGCAAGGCAGAAAAAAGCTAAAGAAGGGGATGAAGTTTGGGGATATCTTGTTGCTAAAAGGGAAGAAGAACTGAAAAAAGCAGAAGATCAAGCTAAAAAGGAGAAGGCCGCTTGGGAGGATCTTATAAAAGAAACCAAAGATTATGATAAAGTCTTGGAAGGAATGTCTAAAAATATTAATGTAGGTGCTTTGACTAATGATTCCAATGGTAGTAATAAAAAGGAGGCTGAAGAATATGCCAATTACATGAAGAACATAGAAAGGGAATTGACTAAAACCAGAATAGCTCTAATTGAAGATCGTAGAAAAGCAGAGGTTGCCAGTGTGGAAAATACTTATAAAGAGAATATCAATAAAATAAAAGGATATTCTGCCAAAGAAAATCAGTTAAGATCCCAATATGAAGAAGAGAAAAATAAAAATATCAGAGATATTAATGAAAAATATGACTTGGAAAGGGAGGAGTATGAATCAGATTTAGAAAAGCGAAGCATTGAATTAAAACTGGATACTATTAAAAACAATTCGGAAAAAGAGCTTGAATATAAACTCGATTTATTACTAAGGATGAATGAAATCTTACGTGAAGAGGAAATCCGTGAAGCGGAAAGGAGAGGTGAAGATGTAGAATTGATTAATAAAAAATATGATGCAAGATTTTCATCTATAATTCAAGATAATATATCAGAGCGTTTAGGGTTGATAAAAAAAGGTACCGACAGGGAACTTGATATATTGGATACAAATTCCTTGAAGGAGATTAATGCTTTAAATAAACAATATAAACAAGGGGAAATAAACGAAAAGCAGTATAGGGATGGGCTATATAAGATTACCAAAGAGTCTGGGGAAGCAAAGTTAAAGCTTTTATTGAAAGAAGCGGAGGCAGAACTGGCCTTATCTTCTGATCTCCCTCAAGAGAAGGTTGATGAGATTCAACGGAGGATAGATAAGATTAAGGCTCAGATTGGGGCTTTTGGTAATGACATGGATAATGATGAAAATAATCCGGGGAAAAGATGGGCGGATGATTTTAATAATGCTTTGGGCAATTTATCTTCATCTGCCAATAAATATTTGGGGGATTCTGCCAATATATTTAATGCTCTGGGAGATATCATAGGAGAAATTACCGCAAAAATGGATGATGCAGGAGACAGTGTACTTAATTTTTGGGGCAAACTCGATGACAAAGGCAAATTATCCTTTGTATTGTCTTCATTTGCAAAGATACAAGATGGAATTACTTCTATTATGACAGATATTTATGATGCCAGGATAAAACGTGTGGAAGAGGAACAGGAAGCTAATGAAGAAGCTGGCGAAAAAGAACTGGAGAGAATTGAAAAGTTGGAAAACTCTGGTGTCATCACTAAAGAAGAAGCTGAAGCAAGAAAAAGAGCGGCAGAACAAACTACTGCGAATAAGAATAAAGAATTAGAGAAAAAGAAAGAGGCTCTCCAGCAGAAACAGGCCAAATGGGAGAAGGCTAATGCGATCAGTCAATCTATCACAGCTACTGCACTGGCTGTTTCAAGGGCCCTCCCGAATATGGTTCTGGCTGCATTGGTTGGAGCATTGGGAGCTGCCCAGCTTGCGACTATTATTGCTCAGCCTATTCCCAAATATGCTAAGGGTACAGATAACCATCCCGGTGGGTTAGCTATTGTAGGAGATGGAGGTAAACATGAAGCTGTTGTAACTGACAGAGGAGCTTATATAACTCCTAATGTTCCTACTTTGATTGATTTGCCGCGTCGGGCAAAGGTTATTCCCGATGTAGATATAGAGAGGCGCAGTGATTTCCTGCCTCATTTTGACAGGTTAGCTTTGTATCGCAGCATGAATTTACGTTCAGACATAGGCGCTTTAATGAAGGATGCCGAAAGGATGGGTGAGCCTATTACTGTGAATGTGAATAATGATTATAGAAAGTTGGAGCGTGAGATGCAGTCGTTAAACCGTTCGTTTGAAAAGATGGCTAAATACCAGAAGAAGGCTGCAAAAGAAGCCGAGCTAAGAAATATATCAAATCGTATTTAATATGATATACACAGATCTTGATAGAATATCCCTCAGAAGATTCATAGATGTATTTTGTGGAAATTCGGACGCCGTGTGTGAAGGAGATTATAGTGAAGATGAAAAGCAGAAAGCGGCGTCCGGATTGGTTAATGAATATATGTCTATAGTTGGGAAGAAGGGAATATTGGCTGAAGTTTCTAAGAAGAATGAAATTATCAGCCTTGTGATAAAGATACAGTTGATGAACTGCTGCCGTTATCTTACTGAAGAGAAGGAGTGGTCTACGGTTTGTTTGATTCTTAATGATATGGGATATAGTCTTGATCCTAATGATCACAATAAGATATGCAGTAGGATTGAAGCTATTTTATCTAACAGTAGATTTCGGGTGGATAAGATCATGTCAGAACAATCCGACCTCCCTAAGTCGGCTATTATGGATAGGGATTACTTTGTGAGAGAAAGAGTGGCCGTAATGCAACATTTCAATATGCATATTGATCCGGATTCATTTTCCGCAAAGGAATATGCCTATATGGTAAAGAGGATGTGTGATGATGTTGATTTGCGTCTGAAATCATTAAAAAGAAAATAATATGTATTATAAATGTGAATTGTTAGTTGATGGATACTCGTATCAGGTAACGGATAATCTGGTCAATTGGGACGACATAACCACTTCTTTTAAGAGGGGGGATTATGATGGAGTCGTAAGATCGTTCTCTACAAAGTTTGAGTTTTCTAATGCTGCATACAGTCTGTTGAAACGTGTATTCCGGGAAAAGTATCTGCAAGCATCGGCTAGTGTGGTATTTTACACAAGAAATAACAGCTGGTTATGGAATGAAAGATTCCGGTGTTCGTTAGATTTCTCCACATTTCAAGATGATGGGAATACCATATCTATCAGTGCTGTAGATGACAGCCTGGCCGCATTGATAAAAGCTAAAAAGGGAACACAGTATGAATATGCTGTGAGCGAACTTACAGAAGGCAAATACTTGTACTATGATGGTATAAAAATGAATCAGAATGTGAACTGGTTGGTTGCCGGGAATAGCATTGAGGATTCAACGGACGTATCGGTTGAGATACAGGCAGCATTAAAGTCCAAATACTTTCCGTTGGCTGTAAAATCAAGCGAGACCTCAATAGGCGGATATATAACCTATGGGGATACTTTTCAGCAGAACGTATCTGATGGTGGTAAAGACACTTTCCTTTTCAGGGCGGAAAGGAATATTACCTGCTTCTTAAGTGTCTCTATCTCGTTTAATGTTCCGGCAAATAAGGCATTGTCTATGACATTGGTAAAAATCGGAGCAGATGGGAATGAAACAGAGCTTACCAGAACTGTTATTAACGACGAACACCCTGAGACCATATTTATACTTTCATATATGAAAGATATAACATTGCTTGAAGGGGATTATTGTTTTATAAGATATGGTTCGGCATATAACATGACTTTGACTATCCGGGACCCTTACATTAGTCTAAATTGGGATGCAAGAATAATACCGGTTAATATTGATATAGTTACGCCTGTCAAGCTTCTAAACCGGCTTCTTCAAAGTATAAATGGAGGGCAGGAAGGAATTACAGGAGAGATCGTTTCAGGGGTAGACAAGAGATTGGATGAATGTATGATAATTCCTGCTGAGAGTGCAAGAGGTCTGAAAAAGGCAAAATTATATTGTTCGTATACAAAGTTTGTTGATTGGATGCAGTCGGAGTTTGGCTTTGTTCCTGTAATAGGGGAAGACAAGGTTACATTTGTACATAGAAGTAGTCTGTTTTCAAAAAACATAGTAAAAAATTTCGGTGACAATATACGGTCGTTTGAATATAGCGTAAATTCTTCCTTGATTTATTCCCGGGTACGGGCCGGTTATGACAAGCAAGATTATGACAGTGTGAACGGACGTGATGAATTTCATTTCACAAATGAATATAGTACCGGAGTGACCTTGACTGAGAATACCTTGGAATTGATAAGTCCGTTTCGGGCTGACGCATACGGAATAGAGTTTTTGGTTCAGAAAAGGGGAGAGGATACTACGGATAGTGATAGCGACAATGACGTATTCTTTGTTAATGCAAGGCTTGCTTCAATAGATGGCGGATACCGTCTTATACGTAAGATAAATGGTGGTCCATCTATTTCCGGAGTAATAAGTCCCGATACAATGTTTAATGCTGTATACTCTCCACGTTATATGATAGAGGCTAACCGGAAGTTTATTGGTGCATTTACCAACACATTGGACTTTGCGTCTTCTGATGGTAACAGTGACGTTGTTATTGATGGAGTATCCGAGAAAACGGATATCCAGTTGACGGAAGGAGAGAGGCTGTTTACTGTTGGCGAGGTTTCAGTAGAGTCCGGAGATATGAAAGCTCCTGATGATCTCACAGGATTAATATCTATAGAGAAGGGAGGAGAAACATATCATGGGTATATTAAAGACGGTAAGTTTAATTACGGCCGTTCTGAAGCTGCTAAATATACTTTGATAGTAGAGAGTATAAAATAAGGTGAAATCGTTCATAATTACGTTTTTAATTCATATATTTGCTACGATAACACAGGTCAAGAGGCTTGTAACCCAAATTCGGACTAAAGGACTATGATTAAGATAGGTGATATATGCCCATTGTTCTTTTCGCCAGTTAAGGACAAATATGCAATCGATGTAGATTACATTCAGAGGTTTCATACAACTGATAAAATACTCCTGCAAATATTTGCGGATGACGGAGAAGTAGCTTCAGCCTCTCTTAACGATCTTATCAAAGGAACTTCTTCCAATATCCAATTCCAGACTTATGAGGTAAATGCATCTGTTATGATGTATTATGTCGTGTTTACTTCACTTCCGGATTCAGTCTATAGTATAACTTTTGAAAGGAAAGAATCTGAGCCATTTGAAGTATGTTCCGATTCCAATATCTTGGAAGAAACCGCATTGATTCGCTATTCACACAAAGATAATAATTCTGCTTTTGATAATATCTTCTGGATAGGAGATACTCAACAGGTATTCGAATGGAGAGTGGAAGCTGGGTTTAAGCCGGCAGGATATTCCGCAAAGATAGATAATGAACAATACCGCAATCAAAGACAAGAAATAGAAGAGTTATATGCTGTTCCCTATGATTCGTATGTACTTACAATAGGAAACTCGTGTGGTGTCCCGTATTGGTTCGGAAGGCATCTTAACCGGATATTGTGTGTGTCTATGTTTGATGTGAATGGAGAAAGATATGTAAGGTCCGAGAATTCTGTTCCAGAGATAAGTCAGGTTATGGAAGACAGCCAAATGTTTTTCGTGACTATTGCATTGGAACCACAGGAAAATTCTATTTCCGGTGTTGGCGGTGCTCCTGAGCAGGCGAGCAGCGCATCTATTGTCGGTTTTGTCGTAAATAACCCGAAGGAGGGGGAAATGTTGAAATATAAAGAAAGCGAAGCAGCATTCATAAATACTTCACGAATTTGACATGAAAAAGAATATAAGCAAAATACAATGGTTTGGTTCAGAAATTGAAAACGGGAAAGCAAAAGCTCCCGTCATTTCTCCTGATTCTATGTCGCATTTGGAAGGGCTTAATCAAGGAGAATTTTATATCTGTAATGCAGACGAAGATCCGGCTATATTTATACGTACCAACAGGGATAATGTAGTAGCATTTAAGCTTGCTGCGGATGTTGACATGGAGGCTTTGAAAAAGGTTTTTCTCCGGAAAGACCAAAACGACACCACCCCTTACAAACTTACCATCCGTGGTGGCATTGAAACCGGTTGGGACCAATCTCAGGCAGAGCCTACCGCTTCTCTCTCTGAGGATGGTATATTAAACGCTGCCGCAGCTATATTGAAAGAATACATCTCTTCTCCGAAGTTTATTCCGGGATTTACAGGAGAAGGTGCCAAACTTTATAAGGACGAAGCCGGTAACTGGACTTTGGAATGTGACATCGTTACCGTCCGCAAGATGATGAAGGTATTTGAACTGATCATTCAGAAAATACGTTCGGTTAACGGTGCCTTGGTGATCAGCCAGAGCAACAGTAAGGTTGTAGAGGTGACGGAAGATGGCGAGTATTACGTCCTCAACTTCGGTGACGATCAGCCAACATTTCAAGCGCATGACCTTGTTAGACACCAGGTATTTAGCGGAAACGAAGTAGAATACTATTGGGTAGAGATTGATCGTGCAGAAGGCTCTAAGGTTTGGATTCTGAAAAGTGAGTTTAATGGCGTTGTTCCTAAACAGGATGACGAATTGGTGCAAATGGGCAACACTCAGAATGTGGCCCGACAGAGCTTGATTTATTTATCTGCCGAGGAAGGCAGCCCGCAGAATGAAGGTTTGGGTGAATATTCGTCTTTGCCGGCTACTGTAGAGGATGAAACGCAGACTATTCACACTATATATGCCGGTACGGCAGATGGAAAGTATTTTAAGTCGGACTTGATAGTTGCGGCTGACTTTAGTACAGCCAGCCTTAATTTTTACAAATCAGCTTCACTCACTTCTCCCGTATGGACGAAACTAAACGCTACACCTTATGAATTTACCCTATTGCAGGATTTGTTCTACTGGAATGGCGGGTATGTCTATGTAGCTGATATTTACTCGACCGGGACATTATCGGCAATAGGATATTCTTCCGACATCAACAACTTGTTTACCGGTGCCATGGCTGTAAGCGATTTGGATGCCGGCGTTAACTTCTACACCTATGAAAAGGGAAATATGGGTTTTGACGATGATCATTTCTACATCGGCTGGCGTGGAAGTAAAAGCAGCAGGGATTATATGGTCAAGTTTGCCATAGACAAATCCGGAACTGTCACCCTGTATAAAGAGGATATGGTCTATACAAAGGCTATGCGTATCAATGGGAATTATATGTTATCTTCAGACAGACTGTCTTTGGAAGTTAGGAATCTTAAGGATTCTCAGTTCTCCGTATATGACATAGATGATACCATGACTGATGCAATCTGCTACAAATCCGCTTGCTTCCTTGTGTTTACTTCAAAGAGCTACTATTCTATTGAAAATGGAAGTATAACGAAGAAGGAATATGATTTAGGAGGTAAGACAATAGGAACTGTCTCTAACAGCGTCTTAGTTAGTGGTGTGGTGTATGCTTACACTACTAAAGGATATGTATTGACTTTTAAAGACGGTGCCCAGATAAGCACCCCGGAACTGTTTGCCGATTCAGAGCAAAACGGAGAAGCCGGCCGGATTTTCAATGACGGTAAAAATGTGATTGTCGATATATCTACGCCTAACGCTTATTTTGCTTCTGTTGTCCAGCCTGTCGCAAATGGCCATCCTGTGATCGATATATTGGATGGGGTTAATTCAAAGACATTTGAAGGGAAGCTGAAAACGAGAATAGGATATTTGGGAGGCATTACGGATACTGATTTTCCCGCAAGTTATCAACCTTCGGGATATGGTATATACTCTATCAACGCTTTCCTAAAAGGCATCTTCATCCTTCGCAACGGAAAGACCATCGAGCAGGAGTTTGAGTCAACCAACAAGGAAATAGACATCGCCAAAACCGATGCGAAAGCTGCCCAGGACAGATTAAACACCTGGGCAGATGATGGTGTAATATCCCCGACTGAAAAGACTGCGTTAAAACAGGAGATGGAGGCTTTGAAAGCGGAGAGAGATTCCATCCTTGCTAACGCGTCCCGCTATGGGATTGATACCGTTGCTTATCGGAATGCTTTCAACGATTACTATCATGTGCTTGAGACCCATTCGGCAAGTGAGCCTGAAAATATACCGGTCAGCGCTTCATTCAAGACTCTTCAACAGGCTTATTATGATCAGCAGAGGGTAATTATAGACGCTATCAACTCTGCTTCATATTCTTATGTTGGGGAAAAGGTTAAGATTGAGACTGATACGATTATGGAGGCTTTGCCCGGACAGATTACGTTGGCTGTGAAGGGTGAGGTTAGTAAGGTGAAAGTTGCTGATGTCAATTTATTAAAGGGTGCCTATACAGAGAAAGCAAATAACTCTTATAGATTTGCCGCATATAACTATGATACACCAGTTATAGACGGGAAGGGATACACTTTGACTGTATGCTACACTATTGGGAGTGGTAATACCAATATAGGTGTTTACTCTAATGCTGGTACAAATATGATAGCAAATCTCACAACTAAGGGAGAAAGAGTTGTAGAAAGCGCAAAAGTGACCATGAAAGGATATAAGCCGGGTGAAGATTTGTCTTTCTTTCAAGTTCCGAACGGAACTTTCGGTTCAAAAGTGCATTGGGCTGTTCTTACTGATGGTAACATAGGGGTAACGCAGTGGATTCCTGCTGCAAGCGAGCGAGTTGCAGGTATTAAGAACTTATGCTCTTTTAAACGTATTGTTGATGCGGGATTTACATACGCTTCAAAATATACTAATGAAGGAGAGTTGTTAATACTACCATCTTTGTTGCATAAAGAATCATTTGTAGCTAATAAGGATATGTTCGGTTTGACCTATGACTCCCAAAAAAGGTATTATGTGTTTATAGATCATTCTGTTCCATCGACTACAATTCCTAGTGGCACAAGAAGTGTCTTTTTGCGGATCGTATACACTGATGGCACAATCGAGGACATGTCGGTATTTAATGATAGCATAGAAAACAATTTCATCCTTACATCAAAGGCTATTAAGTATATATTAGGCTCTTATGGTACTTCTGTATCTACTTATTTGCGTATTGGCGTATTTGAAACCAACACTCCTGTAACCTGGAGCCCAGCTCCCGAAGATCTTAACTACATTGCTAAGACCTACACCGACTCAGAGATAAAAGTAACGAAAGGGTTAATTGAAAGCAAAGTCTCCCAAACCGACTTTGACGCTCTCGGACAGGTTGTATCCAATCAAGGTACTGAGATCTCTCAGACCAAGACGGATATTAACCTTGTATCAACGGTATCGGGTAATGCACGTTTGATAGCCCTTGCTATGAGTAAGGGGAAGATGCTTTATCGTGATCCGGAGTTTAGGAGCGGGATGAATGGCATTGGAACCTACAATAATAGTGGTAATGGTATGGTTGCAGTTGAAAGAGCAGCAGATATTAATTTGCCTAATCAATCCGGATATAAAATTAAAATTACGACGTCTGGGGCTGTAGAGCCGGGTTTAGGTGGGTTTACTTTTAGCACTCAAACACGCGCCAATGCTGTATTTATTACCCGGTTTATAGCATGGGTTCCTGTTGGATATAGAATTGAGTGGGCTACAAACTCTACGGGTAACGGTGGTACATCAAAATGGCTCACCAACAATGTTGGAACCGGTGACTGGGAAGAATATGCGTGCTATGTCAAATGTGGTTCAAGTGGTACATTCTCTTCTACTAATTATTTTTATTTAGCGGGAGGTGATGGCAGTTTACCCGTCACCTGGTACCTTGCCTTTGCTACGGTCTACGATGCCGGCTCTATTGATGACACTCCTACAAAGGATGAATTAAAAACGGGAATCACTATTAAGCCGGGTGCTATCAATATATTCGGGAAAGATATCAGTATTGCAGGCATGGTTACTTTTTCCGGCTTGTCGGCATCCGAGCAGCAAAATTTCAAGGGTAATACAGGACCACAAGGCCCGCAGGGTCCCCAAGGTCCAACTGGACCTACCGGTGCTACTGGTGCTACCGGATCTATTGGTCCTATTGGTCCCCAGGGACCACAGGGATCTCAGGGGCCTAAAGGAGATAAGGGAGACACTGGTCCACAAGGACCTCAAGGACCGCAGGGATTCTTGGACGCTACCGCTATGCGTAACTTGCAGAATGATTTCGCAACGAAACTCGGATACTCTTCGTATGACCAAATGGCTTCGTATGCTACTCAGGGTAAAACAATTATCAATGGTGGATTGATTCGAACGAACTTGATAGATGCAACCGCAATCGTTACCAATGCCTTAGCGGCTGGTCGAATTACTACTGGAAATCTTACGGTAACGAATGGCTCTTACCTTGGTGGCTGGGAGATCAAAGACAACGCCATATATTCCCGTAACATAGCAGACGCTAAGATACAGCTTGAAATCAACGGCTATCGCTTCTTGCGTATAAATCAGTATGGAGGTGCAGCTACAGTAGGAAGTTACCCATTGATGGAGATTCGTAATGACAACCAAGACTGTCTCTCTCTGTCTACATACGGACAAGGGGGAAAGGCTTTGAGAATCATCGCAAACTCTGAGGGTGGACATGCAATACAGAGTCATGGATCGCATCTGTTTGGCCAACGTAATTCTGAGTCATGGAACGCTCCTGGTATTCTTTGCGGTGTTTATGTGTATGCTGGTGGTACTGGTAACCAATTTTGGGGGAATGGTTGTACAGTTGGTACAGTAAGTAATATATCAACCGGAAGGTACCGTATCTATCATAATTTAGGTCACACAAAATATTCGGCGATTATACAGGCCTCAGATGACAATGGATGGTGTTTTGGCATGGTAAAGAGTATTACTAGTACTTACCTTGAAGTGCATTTGGTCGATGCTAACCAAGGAGATAGAAACGTAAATTTCTACTTGTATTTAGTAGGTCGTAATGTCTGGTAAGTAAAGAGATAATTATTAAATCAAAATATATAGAGTATGAAAATAGATTTTAGAAAGATCGTGGTTAACGATATCGAAGGCAACGTCTTGATGAAAGAGGTTGAGAAGAGAGACTCTGAGGGCAACATTGTCGGGACGGAGAGAGTGATTGATTACAAAGATGTAAGCAAGGACTTAGGTAATGCTATTTACTTTAATGTGAGTGACATCAAAGATCAGGAGATCGGCAGAAAGTTATATCTTGAAGGTGAGATTGAAGTCGATGGTCCCACTGCTGCTCTGATTAAGAAATTTGCAGATCAGATTTTCTATGCTTATGTAAAGTTCCCCCTCTTCAAATTGCTGGATTCAGCATTGAATCAGAACAAAGAATAAATTTATTATAAACTTAAAATTAAAATGCAATGAACGAAGAGATTAAAATTGTAGCTACCGATACAACAGAAGTAAAGAGCTTTGAAGGAACTTCTTTAAGTATTCCGACCGTTAAGTATTCGATCAGATATACTTCAATCAATGGTAACAAACAGTCGATATTTGTCGGTGTAACCGATAATGCAACAGAAACGGTACCGAACGCCGACGGAGATGGTACACATGAAGAGATCAGAGAGATGAAGTTGGGAGAGGTCCGATTTGACCCTGTTCCAACTCCGCAGATAACTACTGTTAGTTTTATCTACACGAATGACTTTGAATGTTATATGTCTGATATCCGTAAGATCATTGAGCAGATCACTAGTGATAAGTCATAGCATAAAAAAGCCCACCTCACCTTCACAGGCAAGATAGGCTCACGCATTTATCTAGTTTTAATTTAATTATGTAATCTGATTACAAATGTAGTATTATTATTTAAAAAGACAAATATGCAAGACAAATCAATACATCAATTCTCTTCTGGTCTGTTTGCTCCTGTAGCCGGAAGTTTCGTAATGGAAGCTATAGAGCACATGATCCCATGGTTGATCACTATGTTCTTTGTAATACTGTGTGATTTGGCTACGGGATGCAGGAAGAGCTTGTTGATGGGTGAGCGCGTGAGGTTTAGTAGGGCTTGGCGGGCTACAATGGGTAAGATGGTTACCTATTTTAGCTTTGTAATCATGGTGGTGATGATAAACGAGGCCAGTGGTGGAAGATATAACATTGATATATTTGCTTGCTTATCTGTCTGCTTTATCGAAGGTTGCTCTATCATATCGAATATTCTTAAGCCCAAGGGCTATGATTTTAATCTGATAGTAGCTATTGGGTTATTTGCTAAAAAGGTATTCAAGATAGAGAAAGAAGATTTAAAAGAGGTGATAACTAAAAAGGAGGAGGACAAAGAATGAATGATATGAAAGTTCTAATTGACAATGGCCATGGCGAGAATACACAGGGAAAGTGTTCGCCGGACGGAAGGTTGCGTGAGTGGGCTTATTCCAGAGAGATAGCGGATATGGTCGTTTTCGGGCTGAGAAAGCATGGTGTTGACGCGGAACGCATTGTGAAGGAGGACGTGGATGTTCCATTGTCTGAGCGTTGCAAACGTGCTAATAATATTTATCGCGATTCTCAAAAGAACGCTATTCTGGTATCCATTCATTGCAATGCGGCCGGTAATGGGACAAGTTGGATGAATGCTCGGGGATGGGGTGTATATGTCAGTGATAATGCTTCTTTTAATAGCAAAAGGTTGGCTTCCTCCCTTGCGGAAGTAGCGGAAGGTAAAGATGTGGCAGTACGCAAACAGACTCCGGATGTGGACTATTGGGTGCAGAACTTGGCTATTTGCCGGGATACGAACTGCCCCGCTGTACTGACAGAGAACTTCTTCCAGGACAACAAGGAAGATGTGGAGTTCTTATTGTCGGCTGAGGGCAAGCGGACTGTGGCAAATATTCACATAGAAGGTATTATTAACTATTTAAATTCAAAGTAACATGGCTCTAACAGATTTAACTTTCAGCAAACAGGGTGAGGCTTATGTATGTGACCCTGTGCAACTTCAATCGGATGCAGGTCTTCATCTTGAATTTGCAAGTGAAGATAAGAATAACGGTGTCTCTCTGTTTCAGAGTATGACGAGTACAAATTACGTTCCTTTCGGATCATATAACTATGTGGGTAGCACAATAGATGTTGCTATTACAGGAGTGATTCCCGGGATGTACATTAAAGTGCAGTCTATCTCACAGCCTACTTTGGCTAAAATTCTTGTATCGGAATGAAAGTTTCAATCAATCAGGTAAAGATTAACCGCGTTGGCATTAACACGGCTCAGGTTAGGGGAATACGTCTTGGATCAGCTTCAAAGGGAGGGCAAACTTCTCCTTTTCACCCGTCCCTTGTAGATTATTGGAACTTTAAAGGTAAGAGCAATTTTGATAAAGATAGGAATACTATCAAGGGAATAAAAGGTGAATTATTGACCGCGTATAACTTCGGTTGGAGCTTAGGCAGTGGTTATGGGTTATTAAAGGAGAATTACCTAACTTATAATAAAGCGCAGAATGTATTCGTAACGGATGATCATTCTGTTACGATAATGAACTTTGTTCCGGCCAATAATTGGATACTTTCAAAATACGGGAATAGTCAATTAAATGCTACAAGAATAAGAGTGACAGGACTTACAGCCAATAACCAACTTGCTTATGGGTATTCACCTACTAATGATGGAGCAAGAGTCTTAATGGCAATTCCCTCAGATGGAGAATATGATTTACCTAAGAGTGTAGTTAATACTCAAACTTATAGTGTTGGTTTCATTGTACAGAACGCCTTATCTCAAAATGTAACTATACAGCAAATTCCAGAATATGAAGGAGCAATTGTAACAGATGGTATAGATGATTATCTGAAACTTGATAAAGTTGGATATAAGGTGGGTACTATAATTATAAAATTTAAACCTATTAATATAAAACCCAATATTGTTAATTCTATATTAAATATTCATACAGATGAAGTAGCTTTACAATATGATACTTCTGGTGTACTTAACAACAATTTTACAACATATAAAAATTATGGAGAATATAGTGTTGGAACATTTAATATAGATAAAAACGCTGCAACTCCTCTTACATTAGGTTGTAAATTAAGTAATTCATATCGTCCAATGGAATATAGTAATGTAGCTATATATTCTGTTGCCATATATCAAAATGTTCTCACCGCTGAAGAAATTCAGAAAGAAATCAACGTCATGGAATATGACACTCCAAATCCAGTGTTTGTATTGAACTTTGATAACTTTGCCTATAAAGCCGTTGATTATCCAGATTTTGCTACTGGCAAAGTTACAACAAATAAAATTGTTGTAGATAGCACAACTGAAACCTTTAATGGTGCTATTGCGGTAGCTATGAATCCCGAAGCAGATACCGGAGAGCCGATTGAAGTACCGTCTTACAAAATAAAAGTCACAGGACTTAATCAGTATAGCGTTGGTGAAGGTAATTGGGCAGTTGGATTAATGGGAATGATGATTGATTCAACTAAAGAACCTTGGACTTATCCTATATATAAAGATGGAGTTTACGATATACCGGCAATTTCATTGAGTGATAGGATTTATAATTTAGGAATAATGGCTCAAATAGCAATTGACAAGCCTATTGGGATAGAAGTCCTCTACGATAAGAATGTCACAAAGAGCTTTCCGGAGAACAAACAAATATTCCCTTAAAATTAACAAGAAAGTTATGAAATACGTAATTGTAACAGTAGAATGGTGCCTGAATCACGGTGTTGTGGTCCCGGCACAAGCAAGAAGATCAGTTGACGGGTTGAAAGTTATCCTGCATGAAGATTATATTGATCCCGTCTTGAGAGAAGAAGATGCTATGACCGCGTACCGGCATGATTCGTCCGAGTTAAGGAATATATTGAGTGGTCCGGAATGGACGGTTCCGCAAGAGGGGGTATTATGAAGCGGTTGATATTTGTCGTTTTGCTAGTGTCGGCAATGTGTTTCACCGGATGTAGGACTACTCAATACGTACCGGTTGAAACTATTAAGACTGAGTATAAGACCCGTGACAGTATCCGTATTGACAGCGTGTACCGCCGTGACAGCATTTATGTAATAGACAGGGGTGATACAGTGTACACATACAAGGATCGGTATCTATATAAGTATTTATATCTTAATCGCATTGATACTGTGATTAAGACGGACAGTATTCAGATACCTTATCCGGTTGAAAAGGCGTTGGCCAGATGGCAGAAGGCAAAGATAGAACTTGGCGGATGGGCATTTGGCGGCTTGATATGTATCGCTATTATTTTATTGTATATCTGCATTAAAAGGAAAGGAGGATAATATGAAATAATATTCTGATTTGCCGGTGGTAGAAGGCCGGCATAGGAAACACCATTAACAAACGCATTCTTTAGGGGCAAAGAAGTAAAAGAAAGCCTCACTACCCGTCATACGACTACCAATCAGAAACGGGCAAACATCGTCGGAACACTGTTAGGAGGCTTTCAAAGTTAAATAACAGTGCCTTCGATGTTTTGTTTTATAATCTAATATGTTCTTTAGCATGAAAATTGTTGATATGTATCAGAAGGTAGTAGCGGTAGTCTGTCAGACGACGGGAATAGACGAATATTCAATGTTTCATAGTAACAAAGAGGTCTGTGTTGATGCCCGATCAATACTTGTAAATGTACTCACAGAAAGGGGAATAACAGAAGGAGAAATATCATACCTTACCGGGCTAACTCAACAGTGCGTTAATAAACTCAAGAATAACTTTTCTATCCGCACCCGTAAATGGAGTGTCACAACAAATCTACAATCAGTTTACAACGAGCTTACAACGATATAATTTAAGTACAACGGACTTATAAGGTTATTTGTATCGCAATCCACGGTGGGTTGCCTAGAAACAATATAAACTTATAAGTATATGGGTGGAGATAAAACTTTTGTATTCACGCCTGAAGCAGGTGCTTCCGGTGGTGGACTAAACTCAATCCTTGCAATGATTCCGGGGATGTTGAAAGGAAACGGACTTGATCCGAACCTAGTTGCAGCTCTGATGAACGGTAACAAGAATCAGGATGCCTGGGGAGGCGGTGGATGTTGGTGGATCTGGATCATCGTACTGTTCTGGCTGTGGGGCAGCTGGGGTGGTAATGGCTTTGGTGGCAACCGTAACGGCGGCGGTCTTCCGGCAGAATTGAATAACGACGCCGGACGCGAACTATTAATGAGTGCTATTCAAGGAAACGGAACTGCTATCAACCAGTTAGCAAGTTCTCTGAACTGCTCAACTCAGCAGTTGCAGGGTGCATTGTGCAATGTACAAGGTGCTATCGATAAGATCGGTGGACAAATCGGTATGTCTTCTCAGCAAATCATCAACTCTGTACAGAGTATGGGGGCAACTATCGGCCAACAGATTGCAAGCTGCTGCTGCGATGTTCGTACAGCGATTGAAAGACAGGGTGCAGAAACACGCTTGCAGAACTGTCAGGATATGAATGTACTGACTAATACGATGAATCAGAATACGATGAGCTTGCGCGATGGTAATCTTGCAAATACTCAGGCTATTTTGAGCAATCTGAATGACTTCAAGGCATTGTATCAAGCTGACAAGATGGATCGTCTTACAGCTGAAAATCTGGCTCTTAAAGGACAGATTTCACAGGCTAACCAGAATGCATATATTGCCGCTACGATACAAGCTAATACAGCACCTATCCTTAACCGCGTTAATGATTTGCAATCAGATGTTGATGGTATTAAATGTAAAATGCCTCCGACGGTTGCTGTTCCTTATCCACAACTTCAGGCTTTCAATCCTGAATGCTTCCGTGCTGCTGCGTTCGGTGCTTATGCCGGTGATGCCGCTTATGGTTTGTCTACTTACAATAACGGCTGTGGTTGCTAATTAAAGAAAGGAGGTAATTATGTATCCTTTTAATATTAACAATCCATATGCGATGTTCGGTTTTCCACCGGTTGGATTTCCTCCCTTTTTTCCAATAGGGAGAAGGAGAGTCCCTTATCCGTTGCTTGACCGTCGTGGCATGCCGGAAGTATGTACTACGGGATTGATAGAGAATCTGGAAGGGGAAAGCACCGCCGATTACGGTATTAATCCGTGTGTATGGCGTGCACTTCCTAATCAGGCTACAATTCTGTGGAAAGTACGTCATCCGGTATCTCAAAACGGAGCTTCGCTGCCGGTTGCTATTGTAATACCTACCGCAAATAATTCGTCTACTGTAGTTTCTAACGGGGCTAATGGTGGAACAACAAAGATTCCGGTAATCGACAACAAAAGCACACAGGTAGTAGGAAGTGATGTAACGGTCCCAACTGGAAGCGGCACTGAGACACAACAGGGGTATACAACCGAACATATAGTCTATATAGACAAATGCAACGGTACTTTCCGCCTGTTGGGTGTAAAGGCTGCAAGCAGTCCGGCACAAGCATCGGGAGGCAATACGCCTGCTGAGAATTCAGCTTCAAAAAGTAAGTAAAACCGGAAGTGAGGGGGTATGCTCCTCACTTCTTAAAAGAGAAGTAAATTATGTTCAAAGATTTAAATGAAGGTGCATTGGTTCATATAGTAGATGCTACTAACATACCAATATATTATCAGGGGGTTCTTTCTAAAAAAGGTCCACAATACATTCCACAACCGCAACCGGGACAACAATTTAATCCAATGATGCAAGTGTTTGATCTGGTTGTGTCTGTAAATGGTAGTAATCAGAATTTTAAAGGGGTACCTTGCATGTCAGAAATAGCAACGCATGAGGGAGTTACAATTTCTTGTTCACAAAGTGCATTAAAGCCTGTTGTTGACGATATATATCGTAAAAGTGTTAATGCTATTCAAAACATTGACAAGAATCGCAACACTAAAACAGCATGTGAAAGTATTTTTGAACAAATTGACCCAAGTATTGCGAAAGCAAAGGATCAGGAAAAGAAGATTGCAGACCTTCAAAATGAGCTATACGAGCTTAGAAAAGGTATTCCAACGCTTGAAGATATAAAGGCACTTTTTATGCAGTCTCAGAACAATAGTACTAACAACGTAAAAAAAGAAAAATAATATGGGATGGAGAGTATTTGGCGAAGGCCACAGCTTCGGTGACAACGAAGATATGGAACGCGAAGTGGAGCGTGCATACAAAGAAGGTTGCCGTGAAGGTTATGAGAAAGCCATGCGCGAGATGGGCCGCGGAGGATATGGAGAACGTTACAATGACGGCCGTATGAGCGGTGGAGATTATGATGATCGTGAATATGACAGAGATAGTTACGGTGAAAGACGCGGAGTCAGAGGAACCGGGCCGTATTCAAGATATCGTAGATAATCTACAGAAGGGGATATCTTCCCCTTCTTTTAAATTGAAAACAATTAAAATCTATATATATGCACAGGGAAAGACTTGATATTTACGAGAAGAAGCCGTTTGGTATGGATGAATACCTGGCGAACAATGGATGGCATTTCAGCAAGAAGATGTGCGAATTTGCCGTTTCCTTAATGGAGTGGAAAAATCAGAACGGAGAAAAAGAAAAGCTTCCTGCAATGTCTAAAGACGAAGTGGACGCATTGTTGACCAAATATGGCGTAACTCTTAAAAATAAGATAGGTTATGACTATGTGTATGTAGCTAACATGTGCAAGGCGGACTTTCTTAAATCATCCGTGCCGAACGAACAGTACCAGGCATTGTACATCAAGGATACAATTGATGATCCGGATGGATACGACGGTAAGGAAATGACGCGGTGGTATGCGGATACGATTGGAATGGGAATACCGGTAATGTGGTCTGATTTAATGTAATGATACATCGGAGGATATACATAAAGAAATACGATTGGGCAGTTGATATATTCTATGCGGTCACCTGCTATTGGACAGACCGAATCATGGAATGCCTGGAGAGTATAGGGTGCCCGGATGATATTCTCCGATCTTCATATCATAATCTGATGTCTTGCAAACTGGATACCGGACTGACTTATTCGAATTATAATAGGCGAGAGACTGTCATGGTAATAGGTAAGACATCATCACCGGGAGAATTTCTAAATTCCTTTGACCATGAAAGAAAGCATTTGGAAGCCCATATTGCAAAAGCATACGGAATTTCCCCGTATGGAGAGGAAATAGCATATTTGTCCGGAGATATAGCGCAAATGCTGGTGAAAGATGTACAACTGTTTATCTGTGATTGCGAAAGACACAGAAGAATCATAAACGAACAATGTAAATGTCATGAATAAAATTTTAAAAGCGATATTGGCCGGAAAGTCTAAATCAGAAGTGATGGATCTGTTATCGGATGAAGACAAAGCGATGTTGGATATGACCTCTAAAATGGTTGGGATGACCAGGCAGCAGAGGAGAAAACTAATGCGAAAGAAATGAAGAAGGATAAAGTAGACATATTGATCGATATCGTCGATTCTGACATTCCGTATTGCGCTTTCTGTGCGATATTGGCGAGGGTGTATTGGATGTTGTGAAAATGTTCTATTTTTCATGTGGTAAAATTATAATCCCCGTAATTTTTCTGACTAATTACTTGATTTTAGTTCTGTTTTTCATCTTATGAGATAAAATAGGCCTTTTTGATTATTCTCAATGTATATTTGACATTTCTGAAATTATTTATATTTTTGTAATGGCGATACAGTTTGAGGAAACGCATGAAAATATTAAGTATTTCCATAGAGTTGGGAATATGTAAACAGTGCCGAAAGATCCTCAAGCGTTCGGTACTGTTTTTTTATATTCCCATGTGTGAAGGGGCACATTACGAAAATTGTATGAATGATATTCAGATTTTCAAAAATGAGCAATTTGGCGAAGTCCGAATTGTAATGAACGAAAGTAATGATCCTTTGTTTTGTGCAAAGGATGTAGCGACTGCATTGGGCTATTCTGATACAGCTGATGCAATACAAAGGCATTGCAAATCAGGCAAAAAGGTGTTTTACCCACATGGCAATGGAATTGGTGGTACTAATATGGTATATATTCCAGAAAAGGATGTATATCGGCTTATAATGAGAAGTAACCTCCCTAATGCTGAACAGTTTCAAGACTGGGTGTGTGATGAGGTATTACCTTCAATACGTAAGCATGGTATCTTTGCGACCTCTGACTTTATAGAAGAGGCCCTAAATAATCCTGATGCCATGATAGCGGCTCTCACGAAATTGAAACAAGAACGGTCAGCACGCATTGAAGCAGAGAAGCAGGTAGCTGTTCTTACTCATGTAAATAAAACCTATACATGTACGGAAGTTGCCAAAGAATTGGGACTTAAATCGGCAATTGAACTTAATAACCGTTTAAAGGAACTTGGTGTGCAATACAAAGTTAATCAGACGTGGGTGCCATATACTAAATACGCTACTCTTGGCTGGTTTGATATAAAGCAAGAGGTTGCTGACAATGGCCATATTATCTACCATAGAAAGATTACCGGAATAGGGAGACAAGGTATCATCAATCTTATTAATCCTTAGTTCTTCAAAATATTGGCAGCTGTTGACATACTGTTTCAACATTTTGTTTTTTCTTTGTTTGTAAGTTTTTGTATAATAGAGTGTTATTGTTAATTGTCTTACTCCCAAACAGGGAGAAGCGTTAATAGTTCGAATTTCTTCGGGTTCGCAAAAAAATAGTCTGTTTTAATTCTGTTTTTGTTCTGTTATGTGTTGACTATCAGTGATTTATTGTGTAAATGGCTTTAAGGGAAGTGATTTTCCGCTTTTTCTTTTCAATCGTTATACTTGCTACTTTTGATTTAAAACGCTACTTTTGTTTGCAGTTGTTTCAACATTGTTTCAACATAACTAAAATCATATACTATGGCAACAACATTCAGAATAGAGGTGTGCTCTTCCAGAAAGAGGCAAGATGGGACATATAATGTGAAGATACGGGTGACTCACAATAGAAAGATAAAAAGGATAGCAACATCGATCTATGTGAAGAAGGAAGATATGACGAGAGGGATGAAAATAAAAAATCAATCAATCCTTGACGAGCTTAATAAGATTATAGATTCATATCGAGCCAAATGCAATATATTATCTTTGTCTATCAATTCCATGTCAATTGAAGAGGTTGTAGAATTTGTAACCAGAGTAGAGGAGGATAAAAAAGACATTGATTTTATACAGTTTGCCCGGGAACATATTGAAAAAATGGATGCAGAAGGAAGAAAGGGTACCTCTTCTAATTACAAATGCACTATTAAAGCAATGATAGAATTTACCGGAAGGGAAGTAATCGGTGTGTCTGAGATAACTTATAAATTCTTAAACGACTTTTCTAAATTTATAATAGAAAAAAAAGAGAAAGCCAACAAAGAAGCTATTGCAAAGGGAAGGAGAGTAACATCAAATTGCATGTTATGCAAGTATACGTCTTGCATTAGGCATCTATATAATCAAGCAAAACTAAAATATAATGATGAAGAACGTGGAGTGATAAGAATCCCATGGGCCCCATTTGCTAAATTTAAAGTACCACGGGAGGAGGTGGCGAGAAAGAGGGCGATACCACCTTTTATAATTAAAATGATAGCAGATCTGCCATATAAATACAGAAGTAATATGAGAAAAAGCATAGAACAGAATTGCCGGTATAATTTAGCAAAGGACTGTTTCATATTATCTTTCTGTTTGATAGGAATGAACTCTGTCGATTTATATAATTGTGATGAATTGAAAGACAATATGATAAAGTACTTTCGTACAAAAACAGCTACAAGAAGGGATGACAAAGCAGAGATTCATGTAAAGGTAACCCCATTCATAAAAAATCTGATGGAAAAATATGAAGATAAGACAAAGCAGAAAGTTTTTCGGTTTAGCAGAATGTATGTAAATCACACCTGTTTTAATTCTGCTATAAACAAAGGTCTTAAGGAAATAGAGAAGGATATCAATGCGGAACTGAAACGAATGGGGAAAGATATAGTGATAGATGATCTTGAGTTTTATGCTGCCCGTCATTCATGGGCAACTATAGCACGCAATGATTTGAAAATTGATAAGTATGTAGTACATGAAGCTCTAAACCATGTAGATAGCAAAATGAAAATCACTGATATTTATATTGAGAAAGATTTCACTATGATTAATGAAGCTAACCGGAAGGTAATCGATTATGTTTTCAATAATCAAATGACGTAAATGTTGTTAAATTATTAGTTTTATTGGTTAAATAACTGTTATTAAAAAACAAAAGTAGCGTTTTAAAACAAAAGTTTGAGAAAGCTATTCATGAATTAGCGAAAGAACTATGTACAGTTCAGTTTTGATTAAAATATCAATGACTTTTGTTTGACGACATTTTCTGTACATGTCATCGGAAGATGATTATTGCGAGCCCGGGATGATATTTCCGGGCTTTCTTTATTATATTAGGTCAAGACCAGGATGATGACTGAAGCGTGATAACAAAAGGCATATAAGCTCCTGAGAAAAAGAATGTGCATGAAATAATAAAGCCGGGCTAATTACAGTCCGGCTTTTCTGACACTATATAGTACAATCAACGTTCTCAATTCTTATTTATTCTTTTCTATTTTCATTGGAATAATTCGTTTGCTGCCGAATCTTTCATTTAATGTAGGATGAACTTGTTCTTTTAATTCGTTCAGTTCTTTACGTAGCTTAAAATACTCGTCTGTTAGGGTAATCAGACGCTTTAATAATAATTCATACATCTCCATAGCTTAAGGATTTTAATTTGTTATTTATATCTTGAGAATCGTTTTATATAAACACTTTCGAAAAATGAAAGTTTGAGGAGGAATGTATGTTTCTCAGCATAAAAAGTGTAATTTATTTTTAGAGAGTTTCAGATAAAGATATAATTTGTTTTGTTTTTGAATAAATATGATGAAATTATACAGCTTCTTTTGTGGCTGCTTCTGCTTTGAGGCGGGCATTCTCTAATTGAAGGACTCTAATTTCCTTGTCTCTTTGAGACAGTAATTCTTCAGTTTGACGGGTGTATTCTTCCAGCAACTTTTCGTAAGTGGTTTTACTGGTGATACGGTTAGATTCGGGTAACTCCTCAGTAGAAATAAATTTATCTATTGATTTGAACATATTACCTTTCCCTCGTAATAACCATTCTGAAGAAATGTGCTCAAACGAACTTAATATGCTTAATATAGTATCAATGCTAATACCTCTTTCTCCCTTTAATTGTTGATTAATAGTTTTCTGATTCGCTGATATTAACTTAGAAAATTGGCTTTCTGAGAGCGATTTATTTTCTATTATTTCTTTAATCCTTTGTATTATAGCCTCTTTAATTGTTTTATTATTATTGGAGTCCTTTATATCTTGGTTTTGTATCATATTTCCAATACCTGTTAATACCCAAGAGATGTTTAAGTCTGGGAAACGTCGACTTATAGTCTTTAGTTTTTCTTCTCCAATAGATCTCTTTATTTGGTTCACATAACCATTTGAGAGGTTACATAATTGTTCGAACTGATTTACCCGTATGCCTTTATATAAGACATATTCTTTAATTCTTTTTGTAATGTCACTTTCCATACTGGTTGTCATCCTGCGTTCTTAATGCTTTCTTTGGCTTTTAGTATTGCATTTTCTAATTGTAATTTTCTTATTTCATTGTCTCTTTCAGATAATAAGTCTTCTGTCTGTTTTGTGTATTCTTCCAATAATTTTTCATAATTTGTTTTTTCTGAATCAGAAGAAGATTTAAGCATTTGCCCAGTTCCAAGCAAAAGCCATTCTGAAGATATTATCGGGTTAGCTATAATAATCTTGTTTAAAGTTGAATACTTAGGTTCTGAGTTATTCTTCACACAATCTCTTAAGGAAGTTTGAGCGATACCTATATGCTTGGCAAAAGCTGTCAAACTTAGACCTGTATATATTATTACGTCCTCAATTCTTTGATTAATAGTTGTTTCCATGTTGTTATTATTTAGAATTTGTATAAATAGCGGTTTCCCTATAAAATAATTCCTTTATTTCTTTTTAGTTATAGGTGAACCGCTTATCTTTGCATTATCAAAGTCAGTATCTCAGTACCGATTTCCAAATATACAAAAGAAATTTGAAAAATCAATTCTGGGGGACAAGTCTTAAAGGAACTTGGTAGATTTTGATAGCGCTCTTGCATCAGTTTACAACTTCTCCTTTTTGATGAGCGGAACTCTACATTCCGGATGCAGACATGTTGGACATCTCCGTGTGAAGATGCACGGTACCGTACAATGGGGCAATCATGCAACTGCCCGAGGGGAAACAGTCCGATGGAATACCCGGCATGATAATCGTGAGCGTAATGCGCTGCTTGTAGGTAATGGGAAGCCTTTCACGATGAAAAATAATAATCAGCACAGATTTATGAACTAATGTAAAGCGTCCGATACAGTCCTATATGAATCGGTATAAAGTATGTAGTGTTGGGGGCGGCTACACACGCTTAACAAGATATACGAGATCGCCTCGCGTCAGTAGGCGGATTTCCTTCCCGTAAAATTCGGGCGAAGAAACGTATTGTTGCGTTGAAGGAAACAGATAAAATAAAGTATGGGCGGTTAGCTTATCGGTTAGAGCTTCGTGTTGCGCAACCAATTCAAAACGAGTGAGAAAGGTTCGACTCCTTTACCGTCCACAATCCTGATAGTAATTTAAAATCATATATAATAACTATGAACAAAATAAGTAAAGCAGCACTATGCGTGTCGGCAATGATAGTTTTATTGGGATACGCCGGAAGTTTTGAATATGCGGAAGAGATAGTGTACTCTCTTACTGAAAAGCAATATGAAGCGATAAAGAATGATTTAGGAGGCAAAGCAAGTGATAAGCAAATAGCAATGAAATATCAAGAAAATAAAGAATATTATGACTCGATTAAATAATAAGGAGAAAATTGATAATACAGAAATGATACCTTCAAAAGACAAACCGATCAGTAAAACGATCAATAACATGAAAGTTGGGGATGTAGAAAAGTTCCATATCTCTAAGAGCAGATCTGTTAAGAACAGAGTCTATGACTATAATATTGAGCACATTGAAGAGGGCTTCTTGTGTAAAACGTGTGTCGAAAGGGACAAATTTATTATATGTGTGAAAAGAGAAAAGTAAATATACGCCAAGTTCCTTTAAGACTTTGCGTGTTAAGTAGCCTGTGAAGGTGAACATTGTGAGTTTCGTTTTTAACTCGATGTCAGTTTTGCGGCTGACAGGGCGGTAAGTATTCTAGGTGAAACGCTGCATATCAGAAAGACAGGTTCGAATCCTGTACCGTCCACACTCGCGAGGGTAGTTTATTTATTTAGAATTTTAGATTTAGATTATCAAGTCCTGCATCAGGCGTGATGCAGGCATTTTTCTTACCATGATGTTTAATTTTTATATAATATACCAATGAAAGTGACGCTGGATTTATACCAATTGAAGAATATAATATCTGATATGGTGCAAGTAGGGTATATGAATGCGGTGAAATGCTATGAACCGACAAAAGATAGCATCAGTAGGAGAGAAGTGGCCAGATGGTTTGTCAATATGAATTTGGATACCGAGCTTATACGGCAAATGGAGGATGTGGGGTTGATCAAGGGTAAACGAAAAGGTTCCGGCCGAAATTCTCCTATCTATTATTCGAAAGCGGAAATAAAGCAAGCTTTATGTACAATACAAATGAATAAGTATATTAACGTATAGATATTATGACACAATTTGAATTAGAACAGGGCTTAAATGCTCTTCGTAAAGACCTATTTGCAGCCGATAGCATGGATGAAGCAACAGCCTGTAGAGTTTACAACGTAGATTGTAAGGCTGATATTATCGAGGTGATAAAAGAAGAAATTGCGACTTATGAAACCATCCTTTCAAGGTCTGTTGTGGTTGAAGACAGTGGTATGGATTATGATGCTCTTTGTGAAGTTCAAGGATTGAGCCGATACGCATAATACTACTCTTATAAAAGGATGAAAACAATTATAATTATCTTTTAATTCATATAGTTATGGACGGATTAAATTTATATCAAAAGATACAGTCTGTTTCCAACGAGGTAAAGAACATCGAAAAAAATATGACCGTTGGTGCCGGTAGTTATGCCTATAAGGCTGTCCAGGATATAGATGTTACTCTTTGTGTGAAAGATGCCGAAACGAAATACGGTATAGTAAGTATTCCGGTTAAGCAAGAATTGATTAAATCAGAGGTGATAAGAACTATAAAAAAAGAAAATATAGAATCTATCACTTATGCTGATATCGTTAAGATGACTGTAAGGATCATCAATCTTGATAAACCAGAGGAATATATAGAGGTTGAAAGTTTCGGGCGTGGGCTTGATAGCGGAGATAAGGGATTTGGCAAGGCTTCTACTTATGCAAGAAAATATGCTTTGCTAAACGCATATAAAATAGCAACGGGTGAAGATCCGGATGACGTAAAATCAAAGGAGATGCTTACGATGAAAACACTTGATGAAAAAAGAGTTATAGTGAGCAATTTCTTGTTATCTGACAATAACAAATGCATCAGTTTTCTTCAGCGGTTCAACAAAGGATCTATTGAGGAACTTGATGCAAAAGAGATTGAAATGATTTATGATGGTATGAGAAAGAGAGGTATTCTATGATAGAAACAATGTATATAGGAAGTGGAGATATTCATGCATTATTATCAGGCAAGAATACGAAATCTCACATCTCTCTTATGCAGCGTTTTGTAAGTGGTGAAAAACCTTATTATAATGCCAAATGCAGTCCTATAGACGCTCTTAGAACCGGTGCTATATTAGAGGAAAGGTTTCTTGCTTTCTTGCCTATGTGGTATTTCCCTCAATATGTCGTTCATTGCAAAGAAATGGATGTATTCAAGGCTTCTCTTGATTTTGCAGAGATAAAAGAAGGAAAATTGAATGATTTCATTGAGTTGAAGACTGTTTATCTAAACGATTATGTCGATAACATACAGCCTATAAAAGGGGATAACGCCAAGTTACTTGAATATCTCAAGAAAAAGCATAAATCATACTACAATCAAGTACAGGAGCAATTGTATTGCTCAGGGCTAAATTCATGTACTCTTACATTCCTCTGCGTTAATTCTTATAACGATGAAGAGAATATTCATAGAAAAATATCAGAAGATGATTTTACGAAAGTGAGGATATCAAGAGATGAGCAAACTATAGAATATATTAAAGAAAGAGGAATGATATTCCAACAAATTAAAGATTTTTATACCAAATAGACTATGGCAAATCAAATAACCGGACGTATTTTATCTATCAGCAATACCGTCCAAATCCAATCCAAAAACAGTGGAGCTACATTCACTAAACGGGAGTTCCTGTTGGACGCTACCACCTATGATCCTTATACCAAGGAGCGTAGCGAGTATGAAAATATTATTCCCTTAGAGTTCTCAGGCGATAAATGCACCGAACTGGACCGCTTTAAAACCGGTGATGTTGTTACCGTGTCATTTGTTCTACAGGGCCGTTCCTGGTCGACTCAGGACGGGGAGCTTAAACGTATGGTGTCTATTCGATGCTATAAAATAGAAGCGCGTGGCGGTGTATCACAATCCCCACAGAATGCACCAGTACAACAACCAGCACCACAGCCGACTTATCAGCAACCGCAGAACTTTCCGCCACCAGTTGATGCAAATGGTAATGCAAAGGACGATTTACCTTTTTAGTATATGTTGTTCGATTTGAAGAATGAATATCAGATACCCAAATTCAAGGAGTATGTAAACAAGCTGTTTAGTGAACGTGCGGTGGTGGAAGTGAAAAAGAAACTACCTAACCGTACGCTTGCCCAAAACAGCTATTTACATCTTCTTTTAGGGTATTTCGGTAGTGAGTATGGTTGCAGCCTTGACGAAGCCAAAATAGACTTCTATAAGAGGACTTGCAACCGTGATTTATTTGAACGTAAAACGGTCAACAAGAAGGGCAAGGAAGTAATCTACTTGCGCAGTTCAGCCGAACTGACAACAGGTGAAATGACCCTGAGTATTGACCGCTTCCGTAATTGGAGCGCATCGGTGGCAGGTATCTATCTGCCAGCTGCAAATGAACATCAAATGCTGATTTATGCCCAGCAAGAAATTGAACGTAACAAAGAGTTTATTTAGCTATGGAAGATTTATTCGGAAATGAGATAAAGCCAATCAAGATATACAACCGTGATAGTGCCGGTAGATTTTCTGAAGAAAAGACAACGAAGTATGAGCGTGCTTTGAAGGATGCTGGCAAATACAAACAGATGTATCTTGCTGCTCAATCCCGAATGAAAGGCATGGCTAATATGCTGAGGATGAAAGAAGAACTAATTTCTAAAATAAAAAATAATGGATAAATTTTTAGGTCAAGAAATCCCCGAAAAGGAAAGATGGCAGTTCCTACAGGACAATGCCGATGCAGTGGAAGAGATTGGCTATACACATCGGTTTACACCGGATGAATTAGCACAAAAGAAAGAATCTCTTGCTGAAACCTCAATCAAAATCAATGATATTGAGATAGAGAAAAAAGAAGCTATGGAAGCATTTAAGGCTGAATTAAAGCCTTTAAATGAAAAAAAACAGGAACTTCTTGAAAACATAAAGAAAGGCTCTGAATATGTTGAAAATGAAGAGTGTGTGAAGATTCTCTATCATGAAGAAAAAATGGCCGGGTATTACAACAAACTTGGTGAGCTGGTTTATTCCCGTCCTATCATGCCGCAGGAAATGCAAAGAACTATTTTTAATATTAATCGTAAAACAGGAACAGAATCATGAGCGAAAACAAAATCAACTTGCTTGTGCCGAAAGATTATAACGGCAAACCTATCGAAGTAGTGTTAAGAGAAGGTAAAGCACCCGTAGCACTTGACCCGAAAGAACCGGAAAGAGTGGTTATCAATGGAACAATAGACGCACCTTTCAGATGGTTAGAGAAACGTGTCGAACTGATTAATCAGAAAGAGACGAACATTATCGTAAACCGTGATAAGATGGGGCTGGCTCTGACGATTGATGAAACCAGCTACTATCAGACAGAAATCAACGGCATTTTGCAGCCTTCAAAAGAAATGCTGGAGTTCGGCATCAATACAGATAAGAATTGGGAACCTATCAAATTATCACAGTTTTTGAAGATGCACCGAGCTTTCTTTACTGACAAGTCGCAGAACATGATGCTTGTTTCTACTTTGAAGAGCTTCAAAGCAAAGGTAAACCAAGACATTGAGCGTAGTAAAGAAGAAAACGGAAGCAAAGTGGATAATTACTCACAGGTGGTTGATTCCAACCTTCCAAAATCTTTCAAACTAAACATTCCTCTTTTCAAAGGTTTTGCCAACGAAGAGATAGAAGTTGAGATTTACGCTGATGTGGACGGTCGTGATGTATCTCTTTCTCTTGTGTCCGCTGGTGCAAATGAAGCCATTGAAGAATACAAGAATAAGGTGATTGACGAACAACTGAAGCAAATCAGACAGATTGCACCGGACATCGTAATCATCGAAGTATAACTTTGTTAACCTGCCTGCTCAGTCTGTGAAGATATGGCGGGCAAACATGGATAAGTGACAGAATGGTATTGTAAAGAGGCATGCTACACCTCGAAAAACAAATGTAGTACTGCCCGTAAATCAGGGGTCTGCTCGTAAATAATGCTGATTGGTGGTTCGAGTCCACCCTTATCCTCCCATTTTACTAATTAACATGAATATACAATGAAAGCATTCGAAGAACTGAAAGAAGACCTATTAACCCGCGCTAAAAATGCAAGAGCATGTCAAATAGGTTATGCAATGGGATTAAGAAGCGAAACTAAAGCTGACTTGTTGAAAGCTATTATCGAGAATTGGTTTTGGGTATTTAGTGAAAAAAAAATAGTTGATGCTGAATACTTGGAAGATAACTTTACCGAAGAAGAATTATTTCAAGCTGGTATTTACATCCGAGGTATACATAATGTTAAAACCTCTTCATTTGCCTTCGGCAGCGCAACGGTGAAAGCCTACGACAGCGCAACGGTGAAAGCCTACGACAGCGCAACGGTGGAAGCCTACGAAAGCGCAACGGTGGAAGCCTTCGGCAGCGCAACGGTGAAAGCCTACGACAGCGCAACGGTGAAAGCCTACGACAGCGCAACGGTGGAAGCCTACGAAAGCGCAACGGTGGAAGCCTTCGGCAGCGCAACGGTGAAAGCCTACGACAGCGCAACGGTGAAAGCCTTCGGCAGCGCAACGGTGAAAGCCTTCGGCAGCGCAACGGTGAAAGCCTTCGGCAGCGCAACGGTGGAAGCCTACGACAGCGCAACGGTGGAAGCCTACGAAAGCGCAACGGTGGAAGCCTT